CTCGCTGTAGAGCAGGTGGAATACACCCACCTGCTCTACAGCGAGAGGTTACGGCAGCAGTTTGAAGCGCGGAGTTTCGCAGGTCGCACGGCCATCGTGCAGTTTGAGCCCGACAAGGTGCGGCTATCATCGCTTAACGAGGGCGCAACGACCGCCACCTTCGACACCCGCTACCGCGACTTCGAGTCCGGCCATCGAGTGCTGTTCTACGAGGATGACGATACCTATGAGTACGCCACTCTGGTTGATGTCACCAGCGACAGCATTGAGTGGGGGGAGCCACTCAGCCGTGGCTACACCAACGTCTGGGTGAAACCTGCACGAGTGGCGCGACTGCCGTTGGAGCAGGAACTAGAACTTCAGTCCGACATCTACGCCGACACCTCCACGATCTATGAGTATCTCTCTGAAGATGAACCACTCAGCCCTCGTCGCATCGTCCCCTACGCGTCCACTCTCACCTACCACGACCGTGAGGTGTTCGATTTGGCCGCGTGGCAGGGCCACGACTACAGCGAGCTGCCCACCGTCACCTTCACTGGTGACAGAAGCGAACTGGACGACGGTACTGGGGTTGTAACCAGCAAGCAGTACCGCTGGGGTAGCGACATGGTCCAGCCCTACAACATGAACCTTGAGGGACGGGAGACAATTGCCCGCTATCTCGGCTGGTTGTACGCACGAGCAGGCCAGTACGCCCCCTTCTGGATGCCGACGTTTCGCAACGATCTGGCGCGGGTGAGTCGTGACGGGAGCGAGCTAACCGTGCGTGGGCATGAATACACCGACTACTACGCAGCAGCGGACACACGGCTGGACCTCGCCTTCGTCTACTTCGACAACACGACGGTGATGCGGCGGATAGTGTCAGCAACAGTGGACGGGGCGGATGACGTGCTCACCCTTGACGCCGCTGTGCCAACCTTCGCGGCCCTGCGGTGGCTATCGTTTCTCCGCCGCGTGGTGTTGAGCAGCGACGATCTGGAAATCGCTTGGGAGACTGATGATGTGGTTCGGGTGGCGTTTGCCGTGACTGACGCCCCACTGGATGCCGAGTTTGGCTCACCGTCTATCAGCCCCTCACCATCAGCGTCAATCTCAACATCCACTTCCCCGTCAGGTTCCAGCAGCCGCTCACTTTCACCTTCCGCCAGCGGCTCTCCGTCTGCTAGTATCAGTCCGACGATCTCTCCCAGTTCGTCCACCTCTCACAGCGCGTCACAGTCTCTTAGCCCTAGCCCGTCGGCTAGTCCATCAATATGATTACTGAAAGGAATCCCCCAAATGGCCCGTATTGGCAAACGCCTTATTATGCTTGCAGGTGGGGCAGTTGCGGCAACGTCTATCACGATGTTTACGCTGCTCTCCGCCGACGATTTACAAACCAGAATTAACAACGCGCCCTGTGGCAGTGTGATTGAGCTTGAGGCAGGGGCCACGGTCACGGCCAACCTGAAACTGCCCAACAAAAGCTGTACCGACTACATCACCATCCAGTCGTCGCGTGCGAGTGAGCTGCCCGTGGGCCAGCGTGTCAACCCGGCCACACAGGCCCACCTGCTCGCCAAGATTCAGGGGGGTGTTGCCGCTGAGCCTGTCATCCAGACTGCGTTAGCTGCCCATCACTACAAGTTTATCGGCGTGGAGATTTCCACAGTGAGTGCCGACACCCCCATCTACGACCTTGTGCGGTTTGGCGACGGACGGGAGACGCAGCGGACGTTGGCCGACGTGGCCCATCATCTAGTCATCGACCGTAGCTGGGTCCACGGCTGGTCCACGCAGGATCTGCAAGGTGGCGTGACCATGAACTGCGCCGACTGCTGGTTGATAAACTCCTTTGTGACTGACATTCACTGGGAAGGAATTGAGGCGCAGGCGGTACGGGGATGGAACGGCACGAATGGCGCGCACATCGTCAATAACCGTCTCGAAGGAGCGGCACAGAACATTCTTATCGGTGGGGCGGATTCAGCAACCGCCGAGTTAATGCCGAGAGACATTGAGATTCGCGGCAACCACTTGTTCAAGCCGCTCTCGTGGAAAGTGGGCCATGCCACATACGCAGGCCACCACTGGACAGTAAAGAACCTGCTGGAGTTGAAGTCGGCGGTGAACGTCATCATCGACGGAAACGTCATGGAGCATAACTGGACTGACGGGCAGGACGGCAAGGCGATACTGTTCACGGTACGCAATCAGGAGTGCTCCGCGCCGTGGTCCACGATCCAAAACGTCACGTTCACTAACAATTCAGTTATCGACGCGGAGGGTGGGTTGAACCTGCTCGGCAGAGACAACGAAGCGACCGTCGAGTATGTCACCGCGCATCCCGACAAATGCAACCTCAACACGGCCAAGCTGGGTTCAGTGCGTGGGTCGAACCTCACCATCAGCAACAACCTGTTCCACGACATCAACGGCAACTTCCTGACGATGAGCGGGTTTGACAACGTGGACATCAACCACAACACGCACGTGCAGCAGGGTAACTTGATGACGCTGTACGGGGAGGTGTCGAGCGGGTTTCGCTACACCGACAACCTGACCATTGACCATGACTTTGGGATCGTTGGCGACGGCGTGGGTGGTGGGATGACGGGGTTGAACAAGCTGACGCCGAGTTGGGTAGTCAGCGGGAACCTGATTGCAGCCCCGTACGACAACGGCACCAACTACCCGCCGGACAACCTCTACCCTAAGGCAATTACGATCACACCCGACTGGCGCAGTCCAGTGGCTGGAGTCGGCGCAGGCATCGACCAGCTACTGGCCGCACAGGCAGGAGTAGTCGTCGCTCAACCTTCGCCATCACCTAGCCCCTCTGCAACTGCCACGGTTACAGTGAGTCCGAGCCCAACGGCGACAGCGACACCTATCGCTACGCCGACGGCGACGCCTCTGGCGACCTCTCCTGACAATACGCGCGTACCGCCCGCCACTCAACTTGTCGATTCGACCTTCGGCATCTGGACGCTCGTCAACGGCATCATGTCGCGCAACAGTATCGACTCCGGTGGCCGAGGATCACTCATCCTGTGGTTCAGCGGGCAGGTTTACGCGATTGGTACAGACGGGAACTGGTGGAGGTATGTGAGCGGGGTGGAGTGGACGCGCGTGGCAGGTGATCCGGCTGTACAAGTGACGCCGACGCCAACACCGACGCCGACAGTGAGCCCGACACCATCACCATCCCCTTCACCTGTCACCTTCTGTCGATCTGGGACGCGCCCAGCGGGCGGGTGTGTGTGTAGGAACGGATTTCTTGGTAATAGTGGCAAATGCCGCTAACTGCACGCTACCGTACTAACGGCATGCAACTTTTTCGCCACAGGTTCGACAAACGGTGGTAACATCCTGTCGATGCGACTACGACTTGAGCCAGCGAGGATACTTGGCCTGATCGGTGCAGGGCTGGCGCTCGCACTCGGCTTTGGCCTGCAAATCAGCGGGCAGCAGGTGAATCACATTATGGTGTTCTCGGCTGCGGCCATCGCGCTATTTGTCGGTGAGACTACCCGCACGCAGGTCGTACCCACCGTGGTGGCCGACAAGCAGATCGAAGTAGCAAAGGCGTCGTCAATCGACCGCCCGACCAGTGAGATTATCCAGCAAGCGAAGGAGACTGTCTAAATGGCGTCCGTAAACCCTCTTTATCAAATCCTCGTACCAGTGGGAATGCTTTCCATCGGCCAGTACCTACAGGGCCGTGACACTAATCGGACAGGTGCGGATGACGCGGTGGGTCAGATCCTCGTCGCCGCCGCCCCCGCTGTCACGGCAGCGCTGGACGGAACGCAGGGAGGTCCGGCAGTAAAGCGTGCTATTACGTCCATTCGAGACGCGGCGCAGTCGTACCTCGACTCCAATCCGTAAAGAGGGGAGAGTTCGCCATGAGCGATCTGGTTACAATCGACCCTAAACAGTTACAGGAACTGAGCGTACTACTGACCGCGATTAACGCCACAATGGCCCACGTCGAACGTACCCTGCACGACGGACTTGAGCTACAGGCTCTGACAGCAATTAACAATCTTGATAGAAAGGTGAGTGAGTTTATGTCAACACAAGAAAGCAGACTACAGGGCGTTCAGTCGGCCCTGACCAGCATTGCAGAAGGAATCAACACGCTGCAACAGCAAGTGACCGATCTTAAGGCCAACAACCCCGCACTGGAAGATGAAATCTCCGGTATCGAAGGAACGGTGAAGGCGATTGCCGATGATATCAACGGCGTCGTGCCTGATAGCGGTGGTGGCGAGCCCGTCATCGAGGAGCCTGCCTAGTGCTCGCTCTCACTCTCGCGCTACTCCTGCAAACGCAGACAGTAGCCATCACCCCCGACCCGGGTAAACCCGCCATCGTCATCGAGCGCGTGGAAGCAGAGGCGCTATTCGTCAAACTGTGCCGGGATCGCAGTGACGACGGCCTGCTGCGCGCGCTCGCCGCCGGACTGAACCCCATGCCCGACTGGGTGCAGTTGGTGATGAATGGCGAGCGGACGGTGTGTAATCGTGAGCCTAGACCGACTGTACCAGTCCCTTTAACGACTTTCGCAGCGCTTAACCAGCCGGGTAGTCTCGATGGTATTTCGATGAACTCCAACGCAACGGCAGGCGGGCGCTGCGATACTTTTAACCAACGGCAACACCCGATCCCCCAACCCGATGAGCGATGAGACGGAACTTGTCAAACTTGTTACACAAGGACTAGCTGGAATACATGAGCAGCTACGCGAGCGTGACACGCGCGTCTCAGCGCTATCAGACAAGATCATCGGCATGGAGTATCGACTGGACGAGTACAACCGCACGCTAAATCGCATGGGAGACGAAATCTCTAAGGCGGAAACCGTCAAGCTGCAAATGCGGGTAGGCCTACTGGAAACAGCCGCCGATGAGTCAAAAAAGAAACAAGCAGAGAACGTCAAGTGGATTAAAGGGCTCATCGCCAGTGTTATCATGCTGCTACTCGGCGTTCTCTTTAACTTTATCCGTATCGGACTAAGGCCATGAGCAACGAACTTGACGACTTGGTGAAAGTGGTCCATGAAATTGATCCTGCCGTGCTGAGCGAGAAAGACATTACGGAGATCAAGATGTGGGGCGCTGACAAGGTCGGGTTTGTGCTGGTGGACGTGGAGACGCAGAAGATTGTTTATGCTACTCCTGGCGCGGAGGGGATATTTGGCTATGTAACAGAGGAGATGCGCGGGCTGGACCTAGTCGCGCTGGTGCCCGAGGGGTTACGCGGTGCCCACGCTAAACACGTCGAGGGGTTCAGCAAGGCTATGGTTACAAGATCGATGGGCAAGCGTGATGGTGTGCTACAAGGCCGGGAACGTGACGGGCGCACTTTTCCGGTTGAAATCGGCCTCTTTCCGCGTAGTTTTCACGGGCGTAAGCTATGTCTTGCTAACGTCGTTAGGTTAAGCAAGGAAGCCTAAGTGTACGAACTCGTACAAAAAAGTTGACGAATCACCAAACTTCAGGTAAGTTCAAAGCTGACGCGCAGATCAAACGGGATTACAGGTTTTGCTCCATCCCCCAACAGAGAATTCCCGCATCTGGGCCGTTCCCCTCCACGCGCCAGCTACTCGCTTTGCTGACGTTCAGCGTACACAAGTCTTAGCCTATTCCCCCGGCAACGCAAGTACAACGGCGTACACAACACAGTAATGTGAGCTTTATGTGACCCGCGCGACACCAACAAGGGGAAATGACGACAAATGACAAGGTGGTTAAGTGATAATATCCCCCCGATCTCGAATGCGTTCCGCGAGGCATGACCTCGACTGGAGAAAGGCTCTACAAATGACCGACACCACCAAACAGCCAAACCTGAACAAGCCCGAGAATCCACCGGAGCCACCGGGGCGCGACAAGCCAACCCCGACAGGCGTGGTCGATGCACCGGGCCGACAAGATCCACCGCCACCGCCACCTGAGCCCGATCCCGCACCCGGCGGGGGCGATTAATGCGAGCTGAACGTCAGGTTAACGTGCCCAAGAAGATCTGGAAGGTCAGTGTCTGGAAGTCAGAGCTAGACCCTGAAGCCCGCTGGTGGCAAAAACTTTTCCACGGATACATTTACCTGCCGTTTCAGGACTTCTCGTTTGGCGTGATGAAGATCCCGACCACGAAGGAAGTGTCTGTTGAGTCGGACGCGAATGGAAACATCCGGCGCACCTACCACTGGTTTGAGGACGTGGGCACGTTTGACACCGTGGAAGAAGCGGACGCCAATTGCCTGACTGAGAGGTACGGCTACACGTGTTACACGCACGGGCAACTCATGCCCTTTCGCTCTGCGCAGACATCAGGTATCGGTACGGTGTTCCCCCGCCGCAAAGACGGCCAGCGCTGGGCCAAGCCGCGACTACTTGCGGTCATCAAAGACCGAAAAGAAGATGAAGAGGAGCATCTTGTATTAGCTGAATGTCTAAACCAGATAAATCGAACACTGGAACCACGGCGATGATCCCCCGACCATGCTGCAAGAATCCCCCGTCATTCCTCACAACTTGGCACAAGTCCTGTGGTTTGCGCTTGCAAGCTCTCTTGGATGGGCCGGGGCTGAGTTTCGTAGCTGGATGGCCCGGCGCAAACGCGAACCTGTTGAACTAGCAAAGATCTCCGCTGAAACCCGCCAGATAACCATCAGTACAGACGTATCATTAATTCAGGCTGCGACTGAGGCGCTTAGTAAGGCTTGTCGCGTGCAGGATGAGCGCGAGCACTGGGAGCGTAAGGCGGCGGCGTTGCAGTTACAGGTGGATCAGTCGGTGACACAGGAGCGCATGGACAACTTGCAGATTCGGCAACTAAAGGGCGCGATTGACGTGCTGACTTCGATTCTGGATGAGCAGAAGATTGACTACCCGAGGTGGGATTACGTCAACCGTGTAAAGCCGTAGACAGCAAAAGAGACGCCCCGAGACTCCTTCATCGGGAGCGCCCCTCCTGCTCTCTTCTCAGCCCTCCTTTCTAGCTTAGTTTCTCAAATGCCTCCACGCCTGAAATCTGCCCATAGTCGCAACGCTGTCGTCAATGGCATCCTAAGTGCGAGTAGATCATCCTTCTTCGTACGGCCCGCAACCTCAAACCCAGCCAATAGGTAACACCGGCCAAAATCCGGCTTCTCTCGCACTTTGTCCTCGTCAACAAACGTCACCATGCCAAGATGCGGCAGCGGATCAACGGCCCATGACGGTCTGTCGAAGTGATACTGCACTGTCATCGCTACAGCAGCTTTAATCAACTCCGATGCCAGCGGGCCACGCTCGCGCCGGAACGCTGAACAAACCCACGCACCTGCCCACTCGTGCTTGACGTAACGGGCAAAAGGAAACGATGTTACCCAATAGCAACCCTTACGTTTAAGCACCATGCAGCGACCGGGTGGCACAAACTGCGGAGTACCGGGTTTTTGGCGGCTGTAGTGGCGGTCAGCGATCTCTCGCGCTTCGGGGTCAGCTCGGTGTGATAGTTGCCACATTGGGGGATTACACGATTGATCCTTTCTGCTTTATAGATCCTCCAGATTTAGATACCACGCGATGATGAAGCTGACGCATTTCTGTCGTCCGCCTTCATTCTTACGGAGGATTTGCCCGATAACCAGCGGATCACCTACCGCTGCGCTTGGTTGTCGCCTGCGGGGCTGTGGTCGTATTACCCGCCCCTTGGCCGCCTTCTGAACAGGGAGGCAAGCACCGATTTGGTCGAACACTTTCTCCTCCATCGCCTTAGCCACGGCGCGCATGATTGGTGAACGGGCAGTAGTTGACGGGAAGGTAATCGGGCCGACAGGCTTTCCCGAGCGCGTTACATTCGTGTACCATCGTGGTTCACCGCGTTCCTGCGCATTGGGTGCCTTGTTTTCCCATTGATTCCAAAACGTTTGCGGTTCAGGATTGCGATACTCCCCGGCACCCGCAGGGGCGCAGTCCGCTTGCGCGGCACGGCCCTGTTGGGTATCGGACGAATGGGGCGAGTTGATGTAGGTTTGACTCTCTCGTTTCTCCAATGCGCCCTGCCGCACCGCAAACACTTCCACCGGAAACTCCGGGATGATTGTATGCCCTGCCTCCACGGCCATGAGGATCTTGTTGTAGTAAGTCTCATCATCAACCAGCCGGTTGCGCGCAGAGGTTAACGCCCCTGTGGCCCAGCCGTTACGTCGCGCTTCACTCAGCGCTTTGTTCGCTTCCACGATCTCACGTTCAATAACAGTTAGCTTCTGTTCTAGGTGGGTTTTCAAGTCGCCCTGCGCGGCATGCATCTCCAGCGGGTTAACCGCCGTTAGATGTGTTTCAGGCACGCCGGGAGCGTCATCGTGGATGATCTCACCTTCGATAACGGCGGGCTCAAGTTCATCCGTTGTCACGCCACTGGTTAGCTGCTTTGGTGGTGGGAACTGCTCGGCAATTGCCGCCGCTCGCTCGGCCTTGCGCGCCTCTCGCCAGTTGCGGCCATAGCAACCGGAGCAGAGATCTTTGGCGAACACGTCGCGTTCGTTGCATTGTTTACATTTAGGCTTACTCATTTGCATTCTCCGTCTCATTCAACTGCCCCGCCCTTGCATCCGGCTTGCATCACGTCGAGGGTCCTGTTCGGCGTGGGCGGTGGAGGCTGGCCGATGGACCAGCGGGCGGGGCAGAGGTCGTTGTAGTCGTCACCGTCACCGTCATCATCCCCGTCCCCGTACACGTATCCCGTATGCCACTTCGTCCCGTTGGCGAAGGTAAGGGTGTAGTTGTGGAGGGTGGGGTAGATGGGATTACGGATCATCGCAACCGATCTCCACTTGCGGCATCGGCGACATCGGCTACCACCGCTGCCTTACTGGCACGAAACTCGATTATAAACCGCCCGTTGCTACGCTGTCGCACGTCTTCCACTATCGACTTGTGGTGCTCCTTAAACGTAGTGTTCAGTAGATTGTTGTTTAAGTAGAACTGCACGATGGCGCGCATCTCGTCAGGATGGATGTCCATGATAGTTAGTCCGATCACCTTTACCCTCCCGCCCCGGCTTCGTGGGCCACGTCAGTTGCCATGTCGGCATCATCGGCAAACCCGCTCACAACTGGCTCCGATCCATTGTCCGCTGATGACTGTGCCGCCACGAACTCATGATAACCAGTCACCCCGCGCAGGTGATGAACGTTGGCGTCTGCTGCTTCATCGCAAAGAGTTCCGTCACGAAGTCTTTGCTGGCAGTGATAGTTAGGATCAACGGCTCGCTCAGCAGCCCGTGATTGCTGTAGGCTGCCGCCAATCGCCGCTGCCATGCCGGATGCGCGCTGCGACTTATTAGCCGCCTTCTTCGCGGCCTTCTTCACCGCCGCCTTAGCCGGAGCCAGTGATTGGACCAGTAGGTCACGCTCACCCTCACTCAGCCCCCGCAGCGTCTCCAGTAGCGCCGATTCGTCATCGGTTAGCTGACGCAGCAGCGAGTAGGTGCGTAGTACGTTGCGGATGTTCATCGATTCGTCTCCTTCTCAGCCTTCTCAACTCTAAACGTCAATAGGTTCCTGTCCGGCGCTTGCCGGTTCTTGAGCCATTGCAGGAATGTTTCAAACGGATACTCGTACGAATATCTATCATCAGCAAGTGGCCCAAAGTGTGTGGCAACGAACTCGTCCATCAACGCCCGCAGCTGGTCTAAGTCAATGGTGATGCCGAGTTTGGTGGTGGGTGTCATTGGTTGTCCTCGAATCTTGCCCCGCAGCGGCAGCAGAACCGTGGCGGCTCATGTCCTGATGCGTCGTAAGTCAGACCGTCACAGTCGGAACATGCCCACGCATCAGCCAGCATTGAGTCCGCGTGATCTAAAGTAGCAACACTCATCTCAACACCAGATCCTTATACACGTTAAGATCCACCTCCCCACACGCGCACCTATTACTGTAGTCCAGAAACACATGGGTCTTGTTGCCATCGTCACGCAGCACGCACGCGACAATCGCCTCCAGTGCCGCCTGTACCTCGTCGCCGGGGTCGTGGCTGATGTCGCTCACCATCACGCCCCCACCTCACTAAACAACGTCGTCTGCTCGATGGTTGATTCGGCGTTGCGCAGGTTGGCGCAGGCTTGCTGGAAGTAGCTGGCTTTTAATTCCACGCCGATAAACCGCCGCCCGCGTTGCACGGCCACGTAACCAGTGCTACCAATGCCTGCAAACGGATCGCAAACCACATCACCCCTCGCTGACCATAACCACACAGCCCTCTCGATCATATCCAGACTCATTGGGCAAATGTGTTTCTCGTCTTTATCCTCTCGCGCCGACTCCTTTTGCAGCGTTGCCGGGCTAACGTCATCCCACACCGGAGACGCATACCGTCGCCAGCGCTCATGTGAGAGGTTGCCCTGAGTAGGCGGATCTTCTCCGTAGAACACGTCCACGCCATCGGGGTGCACGATCGGCTTGTCGTTTTGGCCGGGCTTGCGAAAGGCAAGTAAGTATTGCGGGATGCCGGCGCGGACCATTGCCGAGTCCTTCATCAACTGCTTGTGCAACAACCCGAGCGACTTCGTGCGTGTCGCTTCGATCAGGGGATCTTTCCACACGCAATGCTCGGAGTGAAAGATAAATCCGGCTGATTGAAACGCGCGGATTACATCGCCGCGAAAGTCTTTGAGTCCGATATATCCATCGCGTTCTTTCATTGCTGGTAGGTTCATTACATCCACGGCGACGATGCGGCCAACGCGTGTCAGTCGTAGTAACCCAGCAATCACGTAGTTGAAGTGTTCGTAGAATTGTGCGTCATCGCGACTATTGCCGAGGTCGCGGGAAGATGCAGAATATTGATAGAGGGCTGAGTATGGCGGCGAAAACAGTGTCAGATCAACAGACTCATCTGGCATGGACCGCAATACTTCCACGCTGTCCCCCAACCGCATCTCCCACCGCTCACCACGCTCAACTCCTGTTCGATAAGTATCCGCGGTGCGCACCGTCCCGGTGTGTACCGCCTCGGTGTTATAAACACTCATATGCTTCACCATCTCCTTTGCCATGCGCGCGGCGTCGGCTTCCTTGCGCTGGATGTTGCGGACTACTGCGCCCTCGGCTTCGCTGGTAATTAGGTGACAGTAGACTTCATTAAGTTGACCAAAGCGCCAACTGCGCCGCGTGCCTTGATAGAGCGCCTCGAAGCTGTCACTCAGCCCGAGAAAGGCCATGTTGTGGCACTGTTGCAGGTTTAGCCCCCAGCCAAAGATCGACACCTTGCTGATTAGAATCCGTTTCTCTCTCCGTAACCACTGGGCTAGACGGGACTCCTTCTCGCTATCCGACAGCGACCCGTAAATCGACACGCACTCTTCACCACACAGTTTAGCCAGCGCGTCCTGCTCGGCGTTGAGCCCGCACCACACGATCCATTGCTCACTATCACCGCGCATCAGGCTGGCACACAACTCAACCCGCTCGCTCAGACTATCCCGCCGTGCGCCACGCCGCTCGAGCAATGTCTGCGCTTCCACTGGAAACAGATACCCGTCAAGGTTCTTCACCGACTCAACCACATGGCTAACGTAGTGGAGTTTTGGTAGCACGAACCCTTCGTCTGAGTAGTTGAGATCCGACGGTCGTCGCATCATCACCGCCCACTGGCACATCCAGCGCCAGTACTCTTCCTCGGCATGCCCCTTGAGCCGCCATTTGCTGGTGTCGCCACCGTCGTGGACAAAGAAGGTGCTGAGCATTTCCGTGCGGGTGAGCACGCCGAGAAACTCGCTGTGGTTGCCAAGCTCCATGCGGTCGTTAGGCGCAGGGGTGGCGGAGCAGCACAGCTTCATTGGCGTGGACACGAACTTCTCGATAAGCAGATTGCGAGTGACGGCGGTAAATGACTTGAGACAGCTTGATTCGTCCAGCACCACACCGACAAACACGCTCGGGTCAAAGTGGCGCAGCTTCTCATAGTTGGTGACGTAGATCCCCGGCCCATCAACCTCTGCCTGTGACGCCACCACGCGGCAGGGGATGCCAAACTTCTCGCCTTCCCGTGCAGTCTGGTGCGACACCGACAGTGGCGCGAGAATCAGCACTGGCGCGTTAAACTGCTCGACCACATGCTCGGCCCACGACAGCTCCATCAGGCTCTTACCAAGCCCACAATCAGCCCAGATGGCTGCTTTGCCGATGCGCAAGGCCCAGCGGACGAGATCGCGCTGAAACGGGAACAGGTGCGGGTTAGCAGGCTCGCAGGTGAACCCACTCGCCGCCACCGTGATGCGCTTGCTGTCGAGGAAGTCAGCGTAGTCCAATGGTTCTCCTGATAACCTGTAGCGCCACCCACGCCCCCGACAGGCTCCAGCTATATGCCAGAAACGTGCGACCTCGATAGATGGCAAAACTGAGCGGACGATTGCCGTCATGCGTCGGAAACCGTTGCGCGATGATGTAGAGGCGTGGCTGTCGCATCGTCCTCACCATTTCAAGTTAATCGTATTAACCAGATACTCGTAGCTGAACTCCCTTGCCGCCACTGGCGATAAGCGAACCACATGTAGCCCTTCGGTTAACTCAACCCGCGTCTTCTCACCGGCGATGTCAAGGTTCAGGTAATCAATCACCTGTGGGCCATTCATGCCGAGAGTGATAGTGTTCCCGTTGAGCGAGGGACAGGTAATAGGTAGTGACTCCTCGGACTTTCCCTGATCGCCATCACGCGATTCGATCTGTAACTCGCCGCCGCCCACCTGCCACTTGAGCCCGTTGATTACAAATGACGGTTTATCGTCACTGGTTACAAGCGCACGTTTCAGGGAGTCAGCCAGCACGCCTGACTCAACCTCGGCCACATGGTCATAGTTGGCGGGGAACAGCGTCGCCCAGTCCAGCGGCTTATCAACCAGTAACCGCATGGTGAGCAGGCGATTGTCAGCCCGCACCATCATCAGGTTGCCATTGGCCGACACACCAATCTCCACGTCGCCGGTATTGAACTTGCGCAGGACCGGAATAACCTGTTGCGGAACGATGACGGCGAAATCCAGCCCCGCCAGCGGCACGCGCGCAATCGCCAGCCGTAGTTTGTTTGTGGCGGCGATGGTTAGCTGGCCATTAGCAAGTGTCCAGTGCAGCCCGGTGAACTTTTGATCTCCTGTACGTACGTCACTCGCCATCGCAAACACAGCAAACGCCGTATGGTTGAGTATAGCGCTAAGCAGCTCACCCTTAATCACCACCGTCTCAGCTTCAACGGCGTCCGGCTCAGGGAAGTCGCTGGCGTGATGGCAGGGGAGGTAGTGACGGGAGCGCCCGCACTGTACCTTAACCCGCCCGTTATCGGTGCGCTCGAGAGTGATTTCGTCCTTCTCAAACAGCGCCACCAGCTGGGCCAGCGGTTTAATCGGCACACAGAAGGACTCGGGTTCGTTGACCAGTCCCGGCAGTGGGAGTTCACAGGTGAGCGTTACGTCAATTGAAGATGCGGTTAAGCGCAGCACCTCGCCAGCCTCCACGCGCACGGTTTGGAGTATCGGAATAGTCGCGTACTTGCTGATGACGGTTTGCAGCAGTGCGAGTTCAGTGGCGAGAGTGGCGCGAGAGAGGGTGATCACTGACGTTCTCCCAATTCTGCGCATCTTTCTTGGAGATCAACGATCTTGCCATTCAATCTCTCAATCTCATCTTCTAACCGCTCTATTTTTATATCTCGCGCAGCAAGTTTGTTTTCAAGATCAACGGTTTCATTACCTAGCATCTCAACCTGATTCTCCAGTCGCTCGATTTCCACATCGCCCATGTCGGCGGTTTCTTCTATCCGTTGCGCCAGATACTCCACCTTCTCCGCGTCCGTCTTTACACCCAGATGCGGTGGCCAGTAGTTGAGCCGTGCGTCAGTTGCTAGTCGTTGTAATTGGTCTGCGTCCATTGTGATCGTCCTTCCAGCATAAATTTCTCCTGCGTTATCGCGGCTATCACCCGTCACTACGCCCATCGTGTGCCCCTCTCTCACTCATCATCCCAACACTGGCAATCAGGATCGTCGCTACCGCAGTGCGTACAGAACGCCGTGAACACTTCCAGCCGCTCCTCGTCGGTGAGCTGGGCCAGCTTGTCAACGGCTCGTTGGATTGCTACTTGATCCATTGGTTAGCTCCCGCAATACGACTTCGACCTTCTCGTCCACCGAATCCACGCTGTCCCAACTACCCAACCGTGCGCGATAATCGTTAAAGCCACATTTTTCGGCAATGGTATCAATGGTCAGTTTAAGCAGGTTGGGAGCGTCGAATATCCTGGGCTTTCCGTTCCGGTAATGAAAAGGAAAATGGAATACGATATCGATCCGTACCGACGAAGCCGCATCCGTCAACCTGAACCTCGGCACGTGTTTCTTCGACTCTGATTTCCATTGGTAGCATTCCGTCTTAAGAAACACTTCCCTTGTGGTCCAACGGATCTGATACAACCCGTTTACGCTGACAGGTAACGACGGCAAGGTAAACCGAACCTCGTTAATCGGACTTACCACTGCCGTCGTTGTCGTCCCATTATCCACCTGTCACCCCCCCCTTTACGCTGACGCTGCCGACTCCGCAGAGCGAAAGTTAGCTAACTCGTTTTTGAAGTCCCCGGTGCCCTCGTATTTCCCGCCAACCTTCGTCTTAATCTCTCGCCGTTTGATGTCGGCGATGAACTCGCGCCCGATCAGTGACCCGAGAAACTCATCGTTTACCCGCACGTTGCTGACATCTTCGCCCATCGCTTTAAGAAACTGCTTCGTCGGATACCTCGCCTCGTTCTGCCACCAGGGAGACTTATAAGTATCGGGAAAATCCCTGCTGTTAAACGTCAGCACCAGTTCGGGGAACAGTACCTTTTTCGCGTACTTCCCTTCGCCGTCCACTCCTTCGGGGCCGATCTGCGCCTCGATCACCAGACGTTTCACCATCCAGGTCTTCGTGTCCTTGTCCTCGGCGGTTCGAACACTCGCCTTCTTCACGTGGAAGTGAACCTTTGTCGCCGGTTCCAACACGCCCCCTTGCTGGTCTGAGAGATCCCCCACGTCCACTTCATCGGTTACATCAAAAGGGACATCGCTAGTGTCGGTATCGTCCACTGTTCCATAGTCTAATTCAGGCATAGTTATTCCTCACTTGTGGTTAGTTGGTTAGAGTTAAGAAGCCCCTCAGTGACGGGCTTCAGTGAAAACACCTGTAGCTACGACGAGGTGGCGGGTTTAGCCGTTAGTGTCGGCGGCTTCAGTCCGTTGCGCGCGGTCGTCGTAAGAATTTCGTAAAAACTCTTGTTTGTAATGTCGATCTTCGGCGGCAGTCCATATTTATTCTTAGCTTGAATAATTGTTTGCATCGCCGGAGTCTTCTGGCAGTAGGCCCAGTAGTTAAGTGTTTGATTCCCTTTCTCGTCCTTGCCCACTTTGTGCTCAAGGTAGATGACCGCGCCAGGGAGTCCGTCGATGGTGTTGCGAAAGGAACCAATGATACGCGGCGCGATATCGCTGTCCTTAACTGTTTTCTTCTCCATTGCTTCGTCGCTCTCACGTTGAATGTGGCAGGTCATCACGACGTTCAACCGCAACCTCGTTGCCATTGTGAGAAAGTCGGCGCGAATGAACTCGTTGAGGAAGATCGACAGTGAGTCGAAGGCGGCGAACTTGTTCGATTCGTTAGCGGGGTTCGCTTTGATCTGTGCCCACTTCATCTGCATAAAGTAGGTCAACCCGTCGAGAGTGATCGTCTTCACTTTACCCTCTTTCGCCAACTGTTTGGCGTGGGCGAGGATGCCATAGATCGACGAGCGGTCCTCCGCGTTCGTCGTTCGCTTGAACGCGTCTTTTAACTCACTCGACTGCTCACTGTTGAACTCTTCCAGATGCACGAGATTCTTCGCCAGCTGAACACTGCGGGCGCGTTGCAGCTTGAGAAACTCTAACCCGACAGGGTCGCACGCAATCACGTAGTTCGCGGGAAAGGTGAGGGCGAGATCCGACTTACCTGCATCCGGTGGTCCATTGACCAGTAGGATGTAGATTGGGGCGGCGCTTAGAAACTCGGCTGCTGTTGGCATAGATCCCTCTTTAGACTTCGATTGTAATTTCCATCGGCGCGTCGTACAACACCACGTCGCCACACTTACCATCGTGGCCCACGTCCAATACGCATCGACGTAACTCCTCTGTCGGCTGGTTACACACTCGCCTGTATTGGACTTCGATCAGTTCATCGTCCTGCGGATAGGACCAGCCAGCGGAACAGATGGGACGATAGGAGCAGAAGCGGCAGGAGTTAGTGTTGATGCGCCAGATTCCAGTCTGACGGCTTCTCTCTATATCGGCGATCCAGTCCTGCTCAGATCTCTGTTCTATCGCCAACTGTTCCTCGTTGCGATTGAACATCTGACGCTCGAACGCATACCAGAACCCGGCGGGTTCACCTTTATACGCATGTTGGCGAAATCGAAAGCTGAGTGCGTTGATATAGAACCCGTCGCATTCCCCGAACCGTTCTTTGATATACCTGTAGTAGCCGGTGATCTGACTATTCGGGTTAAACTGTACCCAGTAGTCGGAGTTAAGATATTTACCTGTCGTCTTGTGGTCGAACCCGAACACTCCGCCGATTTCCAAACTCTCCATCACGAGGTCTAAGTGGACGACGTGACCGTCTTCGCGGGCATCGGCCTTCTCGCAGGAGATTACACGCCACTTACGATCCTCGTCAGCCCAGCGACGCGCGTAGGCAGCGAGTGCGACTACGCCGTTCTCTCGGGTTTTTGCTAGATCGCTCGGGTCTAACTGAACCGGATAGGTGGAGAGAAACGCCTGTTGAGACGACTTCAAAGTGTCGCCGAGGTAGAGATGTCGCAGCCCCTCATGGATCGCTTCTCCAAACCGCAGATGATGATCCGACGATTCATCCCCTCGCTTACGCAACCCTACCTCGTACTCGTAGAAGTAACGCAATGGACACTGCTTGTAACTGTCCAGTTGACTGTGCGAGTAAGTAGGGGACGGTGGCGGCATAGTGGTTAAAGTTTCGGTTTCTTATCCCAGTGTCGCGATTTACAATTAGGGCACTCTCTCGGCTTGATTACCCGTGGCGACCAGCGGTGATGACAGCGCTTGCATTTAATTGTCGTCGTCATGGGTGAGCATCATAATCATAGTCATAGCGGCTGTCAATAGGTTATTTCAGTTAAATCCATCTCGCCACTCGTGGGTCGATCTTACAGCGGTTTGCCAACAGTTCCGGCGTACCAACTATCCGCAGTCCTTCCGGTGTGCGGCAACGGCTCACCGCAACGTACGTCATCGCAGGGGATGAAAAGAAGAAGTTGCGCAGATCGAGTTGCACGCGGTCCAACGTCAACCCTTGCGATTTGTGAACAGTCGAGGCCCACGCGAGCCGCAACGGCAGATATTGCACTGCGCCAATCACGTACTTCTCCGTCTGCTCGTCGAAGTGCGGCTGACCCCATGTCGGCGTAGGCGCTATCGCCCCGCACTCGTCGGGATCGACAGTGTGCACACTCCTCGTAATCACTCCCACGTCTACAACAGTGTCGTTGCGAGCCAGTCGTACTTGAATCCGTGTGGCGTCTCGGCCAACGATTAGCCCGCAGTCACCGTTGGCGTAGTTAAACTCCTTCGTGTCGTTAGCGAGAATCATCACATAGGCTCCTATCTTCAACTCCAGTCGCGGTGGGATATGCGACCATTCACCCGGCGGACGCGCCACGTGCCAGCGTTTCGAGTTGACGACGAACTTCTCGCCTCGGACTCGTTGCAGCGCCTGCCAGTTGAACCTGTCCACCTCGTCGTTCTTCGCCATGATGGTCGTGCCGGGGAAGTGGAGGTCGAGAGCGGAGGAGAACTCAGTGGTGGTCGATCTCAGCATCGTGGCAGAGTCGGCACCTTCCCCTGCCCGCAGGTGGTTGATCGCTCTGAGAAACTGCTCATCACCCTGTCGCCAGTTCTTCTCCAGTCGCGTCGTCTCTGCGTCGAACTCCGGCCAGCATTCGGCCTCAAACAACCACCGCGCCTTGATTGGCGGGAGCTGACAGAGATCGCCCACCAGCACCAATCCTAGCCCCTCGGGGTTCTTACCCTTCATCACACTCTTCCGTTGATTCGCCTCCCTTACCGCCTGATACAGCGTGTCGAGCTGCTCGGCGGGCATCATCGACACTTCGTCAATGTAGAGGTTGCGGTAGGAGTGCGCGATCTTCGCCAGTCGCGTCACCAGTCGGCCTGATACGAACCCATTCACCATCGACTCAGTGTCGAAGTAGCGTAGCTGGGAATTGATCGTCACCGTGCCGAGATTGACGCCCGCGATCCCCGTAGTAGCGCACAGTAGTCCCTCGGCTGGATCGTTGCGGATCTGTTCGCGCACTTGATAGGTTTTCCCGGTTCCGGCAGCCCCGGTGATGAACGCACAGCGAGGCGGCGCACCATAGTCGTCGAGATCGAGGTCGAAACTGTCGTTAATGTCAGTGTCGTTGTTAGTGTTAATTTCAGTCATCATTGGCTGTACCATCACTCTCCACCTTGCTGCCCCACCGGCGCGGGCTCTCCCTTTAGTTGCTCAAGGGCGGCGACGATATTCGCAGACGGGTTTCCTATCGAGTCCGCGTAAGAGTCAACGGTTTGGATCGCTTCGCCAATAGCGTCAGCGCGGGCCGCGGCTTTGCCAGCCGCCCGCATTCGATCAGAGGTTTTGTGATAGTCGAGTTGCATTGCGACCCACGTAGATAGTAAGTCGCGCCAAATCTCGGGTATTGATCGCCCTAGCTCACTTGCCACGTTCATCCTCGCCTCCGTAGTCAGGTTCGGTTGTTAACTGGAACCAAAAGCAGAACCAATGGAGCACGGTCGTTTTAGGCCATCCATCGCGGTCGCGGTAAACACGCGGAAGGATGCGCCAATCTTTCCATTCGGAGCAGATGGTCAACTCTGGCGTCGTCTTAAACCTCATCTCCTGTGGTTGCGCCTCTGGTGAATTAGTAGGCGTCATTCCTGTGGCTTCCCTTCTCTGATAGCGGCGGCGAGGTGCTCATGGTCTAACCCCCAGCTTTGACATCAAGGCGCGAGCGCGTTGGCACTCTTCATCGTGATCGTCGTGTCCGCGATCCGGGCCACGCTCACAACACCAGCACGGCGTACCGGCTGGTACTTCATAAGGCGCTACGGCTGCGAGCGCTTCCCGTACTTCTTGAAGCGCTTGGTCAACACGCTCGGCATGATTGCTAGTCGAGTCGAATAATTCAGAGATCTCATCGGCGAGCCCGCTTACCATCACCCGTCACCTTCTCCCTTGCCGCTGAGGGCGGCGCGCGCGTCCAGTGGTTCACTGTAGCCGGGATTACGAGCGATATAGACAGACGTACCGCGCCGTTTGACTTTATACTTCTGTAATTTGGCGCACTCTCTCAGCCGATGAGCTTGTCGCTTCGTTCCGCACGTAATAGGCAACCAGTCGTCTACTTCCAGCTTGTCAACCTGTGCGTAAATTTCTGCGTAACGACCCGCGAATCCGCCAGCGGGCGGTGGAACAGCCTTGACGGGCTTACCTATTTCGACAGTGTCTCTTTCAGACCGCCTCACTTGCTTACCGCTTCTCTCAGTGCCCGTGACGCAATACATCGCGGACAAAACACATTATTCAATTCACAGCAATTCTCATTATTGTGCTCACAGTGACACTCAAAGTCGAAGTCTATTAACTTTTGCAGCGCCTCCCGCAGTCGGCCCACCTGCGCGATCAACTCCGTCATTAACGCAGGCCCGCGCATATCGAACAGATAAGCATCGGCACCATTCGTAATCTTGCCTTTTGGTGCCACCTTCATTAATAAAGCTTGGGCCTCATCGCGTGCTGTCGCCTGTCTATTGCTCATTGGGTTGCTCCTCAAATTAACGGGATGTCCCGCAGTTTCAACTCATCGCGCAAGTCCATGTACAAGTAATCTATGGCGTCGTGTTCAGTCGGCCCGGCGCCGATACCAATGCCCGTTAAAACCGGAACGGCTGCAACCCATATTGAAACGAGCGCTTGTGCCGGAAATAAGACCGTTCTCTGTTGTGTCGTAATCGGTCCGTATCGATTCTCGATCCACGCTCGGCGCTCGGCTTCTGCTACCTCGTCAGCCATCTATTTCCCCTTTCCCTGCAATCACTGGAGTCGTTCGAACACGTGGAACACTAGATCGCCGTCGTGGACCTGATACGTGCCGAGATGACGACGCTCTACGCCTATGTCGCAATAAATTGGCTGACCCGTGCCGAAAGTTTCGACGATGTAGTCAGTATCAGGTCGTTCAGGATTGACCAGCGCCCAGAGACAAGGATTATCATACTGGACTTGTACGGCTAGGATCTCCGCGCCTTCGGGCATGGTAATAGTCTGAGGGTTGATAACCGTCAACGGGTATTTGTAGATTCGCTTAATCATCGTCTAATGTCCCCCGTTCCCTGCAACCACCACCACACCCGGCTCAGCAACCACCGCCACACCCGCCTGCGCCACGGTACCCGACGCCTGTCCTGCGCTCGTACCGCACTCCAGTAGGCGGCTGGTTTAGGTGCATGAAGTTCATGGCCCACGCAGCCATCGGCTGATTTGCCGACGAGGGAGTCGCGGGTATCGTCGTAGCGTTGCGGGGGGCTGGTGCGAGTCATAAGTATTTCTCGATCACGTCAGCTATATAGCTGAAATCCTCACCGTCGTCGTTCAAGCCCGCTAGTGTATTTTTCTTTGGTTTCACAATTGGATTGTCATCATCCATGCCAGCCCATCCCTGAACCTCCAGTGCTAAGGTAGCGACCTCACCGGCATACTGATCACCCGTCCATCGCGCGGGCGTTTTACTGTGTCGGCGATGTAGTTCGCATAGTACACCTAAGCAGCAATAGCGAGCGGACTTACCAGAACCTTCACGCAGGGTACTTGTGGTCTGCCTAAATTCCCCGCTCCGCAGCGCCTTGATCCATAGCTTTTTAATTCGTTTGTTCATCACCCCTCCCGTCGCACTCTCGTCAACCGCCCCACTTCCTCGCTATCCCCTTCCATCACCGAATCACCACGCAGAGTCGCATCGAAGTTGTGCGGCGGAGCTTGCAGTTGGGCAATGCGCGCAATGACGGCATCGACAAACCTATCTCGCAGCTGTAAATCATCGTCATTCGGCTGTGCGTCTCCGGCGAACATCTCAGTTGGGAAGGCCCACGGATGCCTTAAGTCGCAACTCCTACTACATTGCCAGCCTGCGTCAATCACATCAAACAGTGCCGCTCGCACCGTGGTTATCGACGCCATCTGACGGTCCTCCCTGATTGCAGTCAGGATACGTTGCGCGTGGGTATGGGTGAGTGGCTCACCGTCGCTGATGTCGGCGCGCGCCCGGCTCAACGCCAGTCTTGCCAGCGCGTCCTTCTCCGAGTCGGTGAGCGTTGTTGTCGGATGTGGGGGAACGCCGCAGACGTGCGGATCACTCGCATTCAACCACTCGTAGCACAACGGACACTCAATCAGCCCCTCCGATTCATTTGCCATGCGGCACATGGGGCAGGCCCGCCCGCTGTCAGTACGACAAGCGTGGGAGTCGTGGACTTCGGTAGTGGTAGTCATTGGCCCGCCTCCACGCTGTCGATTATCCCTTGAATACGAGCGGCGGCCTGTTTGGGTGATTCGATAGACCAGTCGTGGAATAGATCGTAAGCATCTAAGCCCTTGTCGGACTGTCCTGATCCATCGAGCCATTTCGCGTAAGGCAGTCCCATCTCGCGTGCTGCGCGTCTCATCGCCGATGGAACCCTGCGACCCTTAGGCGAGTAAAAAGTTCCCCCACCCTGTAGGTTAAACCTTAATCTGAACCCTTGAAGATCCAGCACGTGACCCGCGATACACATTGCCGCTCCGCATTCGGTCTTAACTGCAACGTGCTCCATGTCGAAGTGTTCCGCATGTCGCATTCGCAAAAATCGCGCGCGGAGTCGTTTGAGTAGCGGGATGTTTGGTTTAGTGATCACAATCAATCCTTTCTCCCTTGTGGGCGTGGGGCTAGTCGTCTTCGCTGTCGCCGCGCATATTCCACTGTTCAACCGCGTCTTCCCGCTTGAAGTCAGTTGGGCCACACGCCTGACACAGGTTACAGTACACGTAGAAGTACTGCCGTTGCGCGCCGCCCTGTTCGCGCTCGTTGCAGGTATCGTCAAGGTTGCGGTTGCCGCAGAACGGGCAGGGTTTAAGTTTCGTTTCATTCATCTGTCCACCATTCCTTTCAACGCGGCGCGGGAGGCTAGCTGTCAAAGCCAAACACGATTCGTACGTCTTTAGGATCACCCAGCTTCCGTAGCTCCGGTAGGATCTGCTCGTAGAACCGTCCCGCTGCGTCCCTGTATGGCATTTTCCACTCAACGTAGCAGTAGTAATGCCGCCCTTCGGCAATCGCGGCACCAACGGAACCTTTAGGCAGGCCCCACGTTTTCATCGAGCGTGAGAGCGAGTCTGAATATTTGCGTCCGTCCCACGAACCCTTCGCCGGCTCCGGCCCTTCCCATTGAATATCGCCCTCGTCAATCTTGTGGGCCATCTCACGCGCGGAAATATGCTCAATACCTTGACCGCTGACGCCTTTGCACCACGCATCCGGTCTGCTCTGTCCGCGTTGACGCCACAGCTCGAAGTTCCACGGGTCAACCCAGCCGCCTTCCATCGTTTCTTGATCCCAGTTGTAATCGAGTAGCTCCTGCACGGTTAAACACGAGTGCGAGTGATCGCCCAGCCAGACATCGTTACTGTCGTCGTCGTCAGACGGATCTGTGAGTTTGACTACCTCCGCACTCAGGTCGTCTGGTAGGCCACGAGGCCCAGCAATTGGCTTAAAGTCGAAATCGTTACGGACATCGGCAAGGATGGCAAATAGGTTGTAATTACGATCACCGTACCAGACATATCTCACGCGATTACTGTAGTAGCTATCCTTGCCTGCCTTCTTCTCGGCTTGCTCTTTCAACCACGGATCGTACGCTTCCGGCGGTGGCAGCACGCGCTCCCATTGACCGTTGCCATTGCGTCGTTCAACCACTAAGTGAATATCACATCCCATTGCTATTACCATCCTCCCGTTTCATAATGCAGCGGAGTCTAGCACCGCGAAATCACCATGTCAACTATTATTTGCATTGCTCAGAGATTAATTTTACCACGTGAAAACAGTTGTTGACGACGGCGGGGCAGCCACGTAAGATGGCTCGCGCATGTCTGTAAAAGAACTGGAAATCGATGCAGTGCGACTGAAAAAGGCACGCGGCCAACGCCGGATGCAGGAAGTAGCTGACACTATCGGCATCACGCGTCAGTATCTCTGGAAGTTAGAGACGGGCAAGTCCGCGCCTTCTGGTAAGATTCTCGCGCAGCTTTGCTGGCTTTACGACAAGAAGATCGAAGACTTCACTATCAAGTCCAACGGCAACGGTCACAGGTAAGCAGACTGGGTAGCACTTTTTCAACTAAATAACAACCGTGGCAAATCCCCCACTGCGGCTAATCCCCGCCGACAAACTGGCCGAGTTACCACCGACCGAGATCCTCGGCACCACTCGTTTCGTCGCTCGTGGGCTCAATGTCGTGTTTGGCCCCTCCGGTGCATACAAGTCCTTCTACACGCTCGACGCCAGTTTGAGGATCGCTCAGACCCAGCCGATTGTCTACGTGGCTGCCGAGGGCGTCGGCGGGCTCTATCGCCGCGTGGCCGCATGGTGCGAACATAATCAGTGCGGGCCGGGACTCGCCTACTTCGTTGATCGGGAAGTAAACTTGTTGAGCAGCGAACAGGTGGCCGCGTTTGGCAAGTGTGCAGCGGGGGTGAAGCCCGTCATGGTGGTGTTCGACACCCTCGCCCGCTGTATTCCTGGCGGGGATGAAAACTCAGCTAAGGATATGGGTGTGGCGGTACAGGCGGCTGGCGTACTGCAACGCGGGCTGAAGGCGGCAGTTAGCTGGATTCACCACAGTAACCGAGCTGAACGCGGCGAACGTGGGTCGGGGGCGTTACGTGGGGCATCGGACTCGATGATCGAGATCTTCCCGAACGGCGATGGCTCCATTCGCGTGAGCTGTTCCAAGAGCAAAGACGAGGAGCCGTGGGTCGGCGAGCAACTTAGCTTCAAGCCTGTCGGCAGATCCGGCGTGCTCGTGCCAACTATAGGCTACGCTGCCTTCGAGTACTCGGAGATGGAAGTACGCATCCTCGAATTCCTTTCCCTGTCCACCTTCAAAACCGCCGGAGCTCGCGTGCAGCAAATCGTCAATGCCTTGAATATCCCTGAACGCTCTGTTTACCGCCTTCTTTCCCACTTAAAACAGGACGAAATGATTAGTCAGGGCAAGCAGGGCGACCCGTTCAGGTTGACCGAAGAAGGTTCTGCCAAACTCTGCCAAGTAAAGAGCGGTTCTGCCAAATCACCGGAAATCATGGAAATTGTTGTAGAGTAAGGGATTAAAGGAATTCACAAACACTGCCTAACAATCGTCAACGTTCTTCTACTGCCACCTGTCTGCCACTTGCAAGTTACTGCAAGCTCGGCATTTGCCATCTCTGCCAAACCTCTGCCAAATATTTCGCCACCCCTGCTGCATCCTTCTGCCGCCACTGCCACACTCCTTTAGGAGTGGCAGGTGGCAGGAGCAGTGACAAACAGAATGACAGGTTAGATAATCGCATACGACGAAGCCAGTCTGATGCAGGTCTGTCTGATGCCGGTGCAATCAGCGCAAGTCCACTGGTACGGAGTCGAGTCGCCCGTACTGTTCAGCCATCGCATCGGCAATACCCTGAAATGTACGGCTGCGTTCTTTCCAGCGGCCTAGCGATGGAGGTTCAGCTATCGCATCGGCTGCAACGAGTCTACTTCATCCATCATTCCCCTCCGGCGCGCACGGTGTTGAGGGCATCGTCAGCCAAGCTTGTGATATCCTGTAGCTCTAGTTGGTAGCTGGAGACCTTTGCATAGTTTGCCAATATTGCGTTTCCTGTTTTGAGCTTAATCCGTTCAAGTACCGCCACGAGTTTCGGGACGGCGGCGTGGTCGCGGACGATCTGGCGCATCAACTGGCGCACGTCTTCCATTTCTAGCAATCCATCCCAATGCGCTCGTAGCCTGATAGGCCGCGTGTCCACTTCGGCTCCGTGTCTCGTCTTAACGTAGCACCACTCGCCAGCGTCCGGCGTGGGTTGCGTAGGCGACTGCGAGCAGTGACTGTAATGCTGACCTTGTGTGTAATCGTTCCAGCCGAAACCGCATTCTGAACAAGCTATTTTAGTCTCCGGTGTCATCATCTGATCCCCTTTCTGAGTGGTTGTCTGATCCGGTTTCCAAGTGCGCCTGTAACTCCTCAACCCAGCGCACCGGATCGACGGAAGACGCAAACCTGCCTAGCGTCGTAACGTCACGACAGGAGTTTATTGCCACGTCGATAATTGCCAGCAAGGCGTCGAAGTCCCGCGTCTCTTGGCCCATGTTGTTGTACCAAATGCACCTGTTTTGTTTAATTTGCTCAAGTACCGTCATCCTTCCCGCTCCCCTTTCGTGGCTGGGTACTGTCACTGTCTGACGGTGCTTGCCGGTAATAACCGTAGACGCATCGATCAGGACTAACGTGAGCAGCTTTACCAGCGGCGTATTCACCCTCACCATACCAGTACGTTGGGCCGCGTTGCGGGTTGTACGTGTCGTGGATCACGCCATCGATAACCGTCGTTAAATGCTTTGATAAGCGCACGATGATCGTTCCTCTGGGTAGTTCTTCTTCGACAAGGTGAACCTTACAACCGGAACCTATCAGCATCGTTGGCGTCCACTGAAAACCTAAAGCGAGTAGATAATGTTCATAGACTGACCGAGCCACTCCATCACGAGGACTGGTAGATCTTCCTGCTCCGGTTCGTTGCTTTCGTTCTTTAGCCTTGACGTGGAGAGCGTCGTAAACCTCTCGGTACGGCAAACCGGATGCAATAGCAATCGCACGCACGACACAATCGCCTGTCGAGCCTCTAAATCCCGCTGTCGCGCGCCCGCCATCGTTATAAACAAACTTCATCATCGTTCCCTTTCTCACCACTCTCCCGCTCAAGCCGCTCCGCCTCCGCCCTGACCGCCTCCAACAGCGCCGGTGTCTCGTGCCACTCCCGGCAACCGGGGCAGTAGAAGGTTTGGGTGGGTACGGCGTGGTTGCCTGTCTCTTCGGTTGTAGTCGTGGTCATCCTGCCAGCTCCTCGTTTTCGTCTTCGTCGCAAAGCCACACCGCATCCTGCGAATCGAGTCTGAATCGTGCGGCCATGCCACAGTGGAGACAGGCAGTGCGAAACAGTCCGGCTTCGCCGCTCAGGTGGTACTCATAAGCCAGTTTCTCAAAGTCGGGTTCGTGGAACCCGCTCTCGGCCTTATCGCATCGTTCGATCATCGCTGCACCGCTTTCTGATCACCTAAATCAACCCCGTAGTTTGGTGATCGAGTATCGAAGTAACCCGACTCGCGTAGCCGTTGCTCGATGTTAGCCATAGCCATCGCAGCCTCGACGTATCGATCCCTGTCGGCAGTGAAGTCAAAGCCCGGATGTGCGTAAACTGTTTTCAGTATCGGATACGGCCCGCCTTTGCCCCGGCTGAGCCAGCCACGTTTCACGTACTTGTTCAGCGTGTAGAGGTCTGACTTTGATAGTTGGCCGATGTCGGTAACAGTCTCAACCAGCGCACGTTTGACAATCTCGGGTAAGTCACCACCGCACGAACAAACGTCTCTCGCCGCGCTTCGTGCCCCAAACTTCGCCCGCTGTCGAACGCAGTCGCTTGTATGAGTACTAACGATGTTCTTCATCTGATCTCCTTTGCTGCCCGTCGCCTGCGTTTCGGCTGTTTGCTTAGTTTTTCCTACGCTGTCTGATTAACGTCGGTAGACAGTCGATGCTTGCCTTCGGGTAGCCAGTTCATGCGCCGCCCGATCTCTTCCCATTCAGACTTTCGCAGCGCTAACGGCGGCAGTTCCCTGACCGTGTAGACACCCGCGCCGCCTTCCAGTGGAATCCGCGCAACGTCCGGCGCGTTCGGTATTTTTAGATCATTCGACCAAGCTTCTGTTTGTTCTGCGCGTAGATTTGAGTGTCCGCGTTTCATTGTACCTATGCTCCTTTGCGTTTTAACGGCGTCCTAAGACGTTTTTACCTCCCGGTCTGATGGTTGATATGGGTTGGCGGTACAAAATGCGTCCTACCCCGGCCAATCCTAAGCTCTGACCACTCATCCACTGGTCACGGCAAGGGATGGCGAGAGTTAACGTCGCTCGCCACGACGAGCAGGACCGATGCTCCCTCCGTTCACGCTGCCGCATAATCCCAGTTCGCCACTTCATACCTGTCCGACGCGCCGACAATCGCTCGTGCCACTCGGCCAATCAACCGCTCAAGCTTCTGGTACGTCTCCGATTTCTCGCACTCGCCTTCGCAGCATTGGTACGAGAGACATTCGAGGTACTTAAGCAACTGCTCGTCTGACCACTTTGGCAATCCACTGGCTTCGACGAACCGGAGCGGCTGCGGTTGATCGTTCTGATCGTAGCGCTGGTTCACGCTCGCCACGTTCAGCTCGTAGCAGTCAACGGCGAATAACTGGACCTTCCGCTCGACATGATTGAACTCGTCACCGCGCAAGTCGAGTGAATACGTCACGGCCCAGTTCAACTTCGAATGCCGCAACGTGGCATGCGCGAATAGCTCTGACGCCAGTTTGTCGAAAAATCTCTCATCCATTACAAATGCGCTCATCGTCTGATCCTCCCGTTGTTTTGTACCGCTGGGTTGATGGTTAGTTACTGCCTGCTCGCAGTATCCGAATTAGCAGCCTTTTCAGCCTCGCGAATCAGGTAGGCAAGTTGATCGCGTCTGCGCTCACCCGCGTTACGCACGTATACCGAGACACCGTGGCCCACGTTGACATAGCCCATAAACTCACGCTTGAATCCCCTACGCGTACAAGCTATGTCAAACTGCGCTTTGGTTAGATCGCGTGTTGTTCGTGTCGTCATCGTCTCCCTCTCCTGTCTGACTGTTCAACTAACCCGCCCTGCGCTACCCGCGTGCGTGTTTGAGTGCCGTACGGATCTTCTCCGTGCTAATTTGCAACCCGTTGCGTACCTCGGCCGGGATGCCGCGTGCTGATTGCCAGACGCGAATTGCTTCCAGTTCATCTTCCAGCGCCGCTACCAGCTGCGCGTGCGCGTTGACCGCTCGTGCAATCAGCCGCGCATCTGCTTCCAGCGCCGTGCCGACAAACGCTGGCCCGTACGGCTGCGTGTCTGCGAGAATCTGTCGCCACGAGGTTCCGCTACTATCGCCGGGATGCCCACCGACACGCCACGGCAGCGGCGTATGCGCTGCTCGCTCTCCGTCAACCCTCTCCGCTTCCTGCTCATTGCGATAGTCATAACTATCCTGTTCTTCCTGTTCGCGATCAACGTCACTGCTTAACTCGCTAGTTGTTGTCGTCAATTGCATTGTCGTCTACTCCTCTTTTCGTTAAGGTGAACGCATCGTACTCCTGCTATTTACCGCTGTCAACAATTATTTTCATCTTTCACGAATTATTTTATTGACAAGGGTAAACAGTGCGGCTATAGTGCCTACACGATGCTGTTAACCATTCCACAAGCTGCCGACGAATTAGACCTGAGCCGCCAACGGGTTTGGTTGCTGGTTACGACCGGGCGCATCAAGGCGCAGCGAATTGGGCAGTCGTGGCTAATCAGTCAGCGGGATCTGGAAAAGTTCGACAGGCAGCGCAACGGGGCAGGTCGCCCGCAGCGAAAGGGATGAGAGATGAGCAACTACCGCAAACACTACAATGTCATCTACCAGCTCTGGGAACTGGAACAACGGCAACCGTCGAGTTTTGTCGAAGGCGCGACTACTTGGCAGATAATCGCCTGTCGTGAGACAGAGGCGGAGTTAGACAGAGAGATCGAGCGGCGACTTAAAACCAGCACGCAGGGAGGGGGCAGGATGAGTGAAACAATGACCATTGAACCCGGTACTAAAATCTACGTCGAATCATTTGGCGTCACCCGTCACGGAGCGGTGATACGTCAGATTGACAGCAACCACGTTGAACTTACGATTGATGATTATCCCGGCAATGTTTACACGGCTGCCATCAAGGATATTCAATTGCGAGTAAGCGAGATTCACGTCAAAGCTCCGGTACATAACTTTCAATCAATGCACGGCACAGACGCTTGCTGGCACTGCGACAGCGACTACGGGCAGCATGTAACCACCACACAACGAAGGACTTAATCCAGTGACCACACTACGTAACGATTTCATTCCCTTCCTACTCGCCGTCATCTTACTTCTCGTCGGCCTGACTTACGCTCCGGCGATAATCGAACTACTCTCAGCACGACTAGCGCAGGCGACAACGGTGCAGCAGCGTAACCCACGATAACCAGCCACTGTGCTATAATCCCTCCACCATGACCACCGCCCACGACCCGCAAGTTGTTGACCCGCAAGAGTTTATCGACATACTAGATTATCAGTTTCTAGGTGACAGTTATACACTCGAAAGAAAACGCACGTTCATCACACTGTACCGTGAACACGGATCCATCTTCCACGCAGCGAAGCTCACACCAGTATCTCGTAAGACTGTGTACAACTGGATGGAGGCGGATGAGCAGTTTGCGGAGGCGGTAGCAGACTCTAAGGAGGATTCACTGGATGACTTGGAAACGTCCGTATACAAGCGCGCCTTCAATGACTCCCTGCTCGCTATGTTCTACCTGAAAGCTCACCGCCACAAGTTCCGCGACAAAGTGACTATCGACATCGACTCGGTGAACGATGAGATTAACGAGCGCATGCAACAACTGGGGTTGAAACAGTTACCGTCACAAGGCTTAGAACCTTCAAGGCAAGCTAAACCAGACATGTTATTAATAGAAGGCAAGAAGGCATGAACCTCGCTGAGTTTATCCGTGATCCACCTAAAACACACTTACTTGCGCCTATGTTGTACAGCCGTGAAATTAGAACCCTGTGCGGCCTTAGTGGTGGGTTTACATATACGGTTAAGTCCGAACTATCAGACTGTGAGGAATGTTTGAGAGCGATTAATATCACGCAATCTCCCCCTCCCTCCACCGATTTGCAAAAAGAGGAGGGGGGTGATAGCGATGGTGAGTAGCATACCTAATGCGATAGACACGTGCGCGTGTGAGTGCGGGTTTGTAGTGACTGACTCAGCTACCGGCGCAGGCTTCTTCTGGTGTATCTGTGGAGAGAATAAGTCGTGTACGTGTGGCTGCGATCACTGTCACGAGTATCGCGCTAATCCTCACGACGTAGAGTGCCGCTACTTTACTGCCTCACCGGCCACTAGCCAACACCCAACAGGGAGAGACGCTCAACCATGACCCCGCTTACTTTCAAGCTCAGCAGCAACCTGCGCTATCGTGTGGTGGCCATTGGCACACGCTACCACTGGCTGGACCGGGCGACTAAGCTGCCTGTGCCATACGCCGATGGTAGTAAGGCGCGCTTCACTACCTTAGACGAGGCCATCGCCGCCTTCACTGAGGGTAAGCTCACGGTCAAGCAGAATGTCGAGCTTAAACAACCCGTAACATAATGCCAATTATCAGACGTACTAGCTGTAGTAGTCGCTGGTAGTGGTCTACACTACACCTCGTGCCACCTCCCTGCTGCGTACTTCGCAGGTGGGCATGCGCTGGTTAGAGTGGGGGGGGGGGGGGTGATGGTAGGTAACGGCGATAATGGCCCATGACGACTGCGACAAGTGCCGACGATCACCTCGACCCCCGGTAGCCGGGAGTTTGATCGCTGGGCCGGGGAGGCTGGGGGCAGCCGCAAACCTACGCGGCCTAGCTTTTCCCATCGCCGTTAACCCCGGTTAAACAAACCAATCGTCAATTTTTAGCTGGTGGAATTTACAAAAAGGATAGTTAGCGTCCGATAACCATGAACGTAAATTTGCGATTCGCTGAATCCGGCTTCTTTAGCGGCACGAATCATATCCAGCGTACCCATAGAATCGGCATCCGGAATCGCCAGATTGGCCCCGCGCCGCGACCGTACATGCCCCACTTAGCTTTGATTGTTCGGAATGGTATTGAGTTGACTAGCGCCCATTGCTTTGCAAGGTAGTCAATACCGCCGATAATGGCCGTTTTCTCGGCGTTCCACGTCCGTTGACCACCTTCGATGACTTCGGTCACTGTGAATCCAGACTTTTTGACCGCTTCTTCGACAATGGCCGGATCTGTGAATCGACGAGAGCCTGAGATTATAGTTATCATCAACTAATTCAACGCCGCCCCTCTCAGTTTCACCTCCGCGTACACAGCCAGCGCGTGGATCATCGCATAACTCATCTCGTCCGGTGTCTCGGCAGTCAATTTGACGATTTCAGCCGCGTATTCGGGAATATGGCAGTCTTCAATCACGACGACGAGGGGCCACAGGGCGAGAGTAGGGCGATCGCTCAAAGCTTACGTCTCTCAACTTCTTCTGTGGGCATTGTGAATTGTAAAAACTTGTCATCATCAGTAGTGCCGTAAAACGCCCAACCCTGTTTCTTCCTGCGGCGAATCACTGCTTTATAGTCGGCACTTTTAGCAACGTAGTCACAAGTTCCGCCCCGTGCGCTGACACGCATTCCACCGTAAGCTTCCGCGATTCTCTGTAGCCCCTGACCCATAATCAACGATTATAGCAACCATTCCCGTCATCCTGTTGTATCATCCTGACCGATGCCCCGCCCCCGCCAACGTCGCCAACCCATCCTCGGCCCCAACTGGGAAACATGGCCCATTGAGGCCAAGCTGCAATGGCTGGAGCAACTGCGCGCACTGGACAAACCCGGCGAGCAGTTCAAGCGCACCTATCGCAACAACTACGTCGGGTTCGCCCACGACTGCATCACCTGGCCTGAAGGTGAAGGGTTGACGACCTACCAGGACGAGATCCTCACTGAGCTGCCCATCCGCCATAGGGTTGCTGTACGCGGGCCACACGGGCTGGGGAAAACCTGTCTCGCCGCTATCTCGCTCATCTGTTTCGCTACTACCTTTGACGGCGACGACTGGAAAATCCCCACCACGGCATCAGCATGGCGACAACTCAGCGAGTTCTTCTGGCCTGAGGTGCATAAGTGGGCCATGCGGGTGAAGTGGGACAAGGTGGGCAGACCGCAGTTCACTCAGTACGAACTCCAGACCATGCTGCTCAAGCTCACCACCGGACGCGCGTTTGCAATGGCCTCGTCCGACGACGAACTAACCGAGGGCGCACACGCTGACCACCTGCTCTACGTGTTCGATGAGGCCAAAGCCATCCCGTCCGGTCGCTGGGACGCGGCTGAAGGTGCGCTGATGACAGGCGACACCTACGCGCTGGCTATCTCAACCCCCGGTGAGCCGCAGGGTCGCTTCTACGACATCCACACGCACAAGCCGGGTTATGAGAACTGGTGGACGCGCCACGTCACGGTGGATGAGTGTATCGCCGCCGGACGCATCAAGCCACAGGACGTGGAGCAACTCGCCCGCCAGTGGGGTGAGAACTCAGCGGTGTTTAAGAATCGCGTGCTGGGTGAGTTTTGCGAGTCATCAGAGGACTGCGTGATCCCACTCGCGTGGATCGAGGCTGCCAACCGCCGCTGGGAGGAACGGATCGAGCTACTCGATCGCAACTGGAACTGGATCGAAGGGGCAAAACAGGGAACATGGCCCAAGTGGCGCTGGCGCTGTCCTCGACACGAAAGCTTCCAGTGTTCCTGCGACAACACACAGCCGCTTGTTTCGTTAGGCGTGGACATCGCGCGCTCCGACCTCGGCGATAAAACGGTTATTGCACGGCGACAGGGTCAGACGATCACCAAACTGGATCGTTACTCAATCGCGGACACGCAGCCCGTCGTCGGCTACGTTAGTAACCTTCTTGAGCGCAGCGAAGAAGTCTACGCAATGGTGGACGTAATCGGAATCGGCGCTGGGCCGTTTGACCAGTTACGTGAGAGGTTTAACCGCCGTGCGGTGCCGTTCAACGCGAGTGAGTCAACTGACATGAAAGACAGATCGAAAGAACTGGAGTTTGCTAACAAGCGAGCGGCGGCACTGTGGAATCTGCGAGAACTGCTAGATCCGGCGTTTGGTGCGACTATTGCTCTGCCGCCCTGCCCGTTACTACTAGGAGACCTGACTGCCCCACGTCGAGGACGTATGACAGCCAGCGGGAAGCTCACCGTGGAGTCGAAGGACGATATTCGCAAACGTATCGGCAGATCTACCGACGACGGTGACGCTGTCGTAATGGCCTTCTTTCCGCGTCGCAGGATGGTTGAGCAAGTTGCGGTTGAGAGCTACTCGTACATGGAGTACGTGTAAAGGACCAGCAGGCCACTAACAACTAAGGCCAGCTCAAGCTCACCTTGCGAGTTACCTGAACCGGCCTCAATCGTTTCACTTCATGGGTTGAAGTAACAGCGATCCTACCACGGCTGGGAAAATCCGTCCAAACACAACTAGGGCCAGTCGGTCCCTCGATGAATCGACCAGCCCCGGTTGCGCTTATTTACGTCCACGATGGTGGAAGTGAGGTGATTGTAGCACGATTAACCACAGTCTCCCAGCCCCGCCACCGAGAAAGACTCCCGCCTCACCGCTATCCGTGGTACAACACCACTGTTATGCCATCCCCCGTTTCTCATCGGATACGCTAAGTGGCTGGCGCGGTTCGTACCAGCGCCGTTGGCGGGTCGTCCACGGGTACCGCTGATCGTACCGCCACCATCACCCCTGCGTCAGGCGATCTCCTCGTCGTCTTCTGCTGCGTCGCCGCCAACGCCAACGACACACCCACTTGCTCCGATAACAACGGTGGGGGCACCTACGACCGCATCGACGTAATGAATTTCGCCATCGCAGCGGTGAACTACCGGATGAGTGTGTTCATCCGCACGGCGCTGATGGTCAATACCACCTCGACCGTCGTGACCGTTGCCACGGGCAGCAATACTTCCGGCGCAGTCCACGTACTAGCTCTCACCGGCGTAACCAAGCTGGGTGCCAACGCCGTCCGTAGCAAGGGCAAGCAGGACAACCAGGCGTCAGGTGGCACGCCCACTCCAGTACTCAACCAGAACGCCCTCACTACCAACCCTACCCTCGTAGCCATCGGCAGCGCCGATACCACCACCACGCCCAACGCCTCGTGGACTGAGATTCAGGATACGAACTTTGCCAACGACACGGTGGCGCTGGAAACGGCGTTTCGTGCCTCAGGTTTCACCGGCACGTCGATCCCGTGCGGCGCTACTCAGTCCAGTGCGTTCTGCTCCTTTGCGATGGAGTTGGACATCACAGCGGTGAGCGCGAGTCCCAGTCTCAGCCCCTCCGCTTCTGTTTCTCCTTCATCGTCCAACTCGCCTTCTGTCAGCCCGAGCCCCAGTGTTTCGCCCAGTTCCAGTAACTCGCCCAGCGTGTCGCCGAGTAGTTCGACCTCACCATCATCGTCAGTCAGTCCATCGCTGTCACCATCGTCCTCCACTAGTCCCTCCTCGTCAGTTTCTCCCAGTGTCAGTCCGTCGTCGAGTGTCTCACCCAGTAGCAGCACCAGCCCGAGTGTTTCGCCATCGTCAAGCGTCTCCCCGTCAAGTTCGACCTCCCCCAGCGTGTCACCTAGCGCGTCCACCAGTCCCAGCAGCAGCGTCTCGCCCAGTACCTCGCCCAGCGAAAGTGAGAGTCCGTCACCCAGCGAGTCTCCCTCAGTCTCACCAAGCGAGAGCGTGTCTCCCAGCAGTAGCGCAAGCCCCTCGCCCGCACCTGTAACAACACTCGGGTTGAACTTCCGGCAAACGTCAGACTTCGTTGCCGATGACGTAGATCAAACTTACGTCATTAACGACTCCTACTCCACTCTCAGGGCAGGGTTCACTTTCGGGTATCAGTCACTTGGAGTCTTGCGCCGGAATCGATCCACCGGAGTTGACGTGCGACTGGCAGGTTGTCACGCCGCTCCCAACGAGGAAGAGACTGCCTATGTCTTTCGGGTAGATCTGCCCGCGACTGGAACTTATCAAATCAGCCTTGCTCTTGGAGATGCCAGTGCCGCTGGTCGTAGCTATCTTGCAATACGAGACAACGTTACTACTCTTTTCAGTCTTGGCCCAATTGATACCGCACCAGGTGAATTTGCCGACGCGGAAGGCGCGGTACACACTGCTGCAAACTGGCCTGTTAACAACGTTGCAGTTGAGTCCGTCTTCACTACCTCTATCCTACGGCTGATATTGGGCACCTCGTCTCCCGATATCGGCGAATCCGTCTTAGCGCATCTCTCGTTTGCGTTGGTGGAAGGCAGTCCATCATCCTCGGAGTCCCCCTCAATCTCCCCCAGTGCGAGCGTTAGTCCCTCGTCTTCAACGAGTCCAAGTGGCAGCGAGTCAGCGTCAACTTCTCCTTCACCTTCAGTCTCACCAAGTAGTAGTGTCAGTCCATCGCTGAGTCCATCACCCAGCCTCTCTCCATCGGCAAGCGAGAGTCCGAGTGTCAGTCCCAGTAGTTCAACGTCGCCGAGTTCGTCTACTTCACCGTCGCTCTCGCCAAGCAGTTCAGTATCGCCTTCATCAAGCGAATCCCTGTCCACTTCACCGTCGAGCAGCGGGAGTCCTAGTCCCAGCGTGTCGCCTTCGCTCAGCCCCAGTTCATCCACTTCGCCCAGCTCAAGCGAGAGTACAAGCGTTTCACCGTCGTCTTCAACCAGTCCATCAAGTTCCACGAGCCCCAGTGTCTCCCCGAGCGCGAGTCAGTCACCCTCGTCGTCCTCGTCACGCAGCGTCTCCCCGTCGTCGTCCAACAGTCCGTCATCCAGTGCCTCACCATCCATCAGCCCTTCGTCAAGCGTTAGTCCGTCATCGTCAACATCCGCCTCAGTATCACCCTCTCCCTCACTCAGCCCCAGTGCCAGCGCGTCGCGCTCGGCCTCTCCTTCCGCTTCAACATCCCCATCCAGTTCATCATCCCTGTCACAATCCCCAAGCAGTTCCGCATCACCCTCCGCTTCCGAGAGTCCGAGCGTGTCGCCGAGTGGTAGCACGAGTCCAAGTAGTAGCGCCTCTGCCAGCGCGAGTCCGAGCGCTAGTACCAGCCCGAGTGGCTCCACTTCCCTGTCGCCGTCGCCAAGTGGGAGTGAGAGTGCGTCGGCGAGCAGTAGTCAGTCGCCGAGCGCAAGCGGTTCGTCGTCCCCGTCACCTAGTTCATCCACCAGTGCTAGTGAATCGCCATCGTCGAGCGTGAGCGCCAGTGAGTCCGCGTCCTTGTCGCCGTCATCCTCGCCATCAGCCAGTCTCTCACCCAGCGAATCCCTCTCGCCCAGCTCATCCGCTTCATCCAGCCCCTCACCCAGCGCCCCACCTCCGCATCGCGTCACCGTGACGTTTAGTGCCCGACAGTCGCAGGTAACGATGGTTGGGCGTAGTGGCGGGGCGAGGTTCAGCGCGCGACAGGCGCGGGTTGAGTTCAGCGTGTAGTTCAATTAGAAAATTGTTGACAGGTTAGACAGACGTGCGTTACTATCTCGTTTCATGGTAATCGGACAGGTAATCTATAGCTGGCGACAGAAGCACGACATCGGTGTGCGTGAGATGGGCCAACGGCTGGGGCTGTCACACGGAACCGTCTCCCGGATTGAGCGCGGCGGTCAAGTTGATGCGGAGACGATGTTGAAGCTGGTCAACTGGCTATTCAGCGGGACCAACGGCACGCGGAAAGGGCGGGGGAAGTGACCAAAGCCGAGCGCGAACAACGTAGACAGTGGTTACTATTGGAGCCCTGCATTGGCGGTTGTCCGCACTTCAAACTGGAACGACGACTGTCGAAGCGACTGTTAAGCTGCGGCAAATGTCATCGTGAGAAATGCCTGAAACCAGCACGGAGCCCGAGCGATGAGTGAGCGGGATGACGGGGATCGCGTGTTTTACCTACTGCTTGTGTTTATCGCCGTAATCGCGCTGAGCTTAAACGCTAAAGGATGCATGGATAAGCAGGAGTTGAGCGGTGAACTACGCGACCTCCAGCGGAGAGTGGGCCAGCTAGAAACGGAGCGACGGTGAGCAAGGGTCTTTGCGAATGCGGCAGACCGATCTTCGTGGTGAAGTACTGCCGTCCTATGTGGTCCCTTGTGTTGGCGACTATAATCGTTGCGGGTGTCACGCTGGTGTTTCTTGTGGCCTTAATAGGATTGCTGGTAAGGCAGTCGCGATGAACCAATTCGAAACTGAAGGCCCAACGCTGAGCGAGGTTGCCGTGTTCCTTGCGCTCGTTGTCGGCGTGGTGATGCTGTGGTATGCAGCGTGTTGATTGACGGATTGATAACTTGAACTTGCGCGGGCGCATTGAGGGCGGTGCGGACAACCGTTTATGGCTATCGGATGATTAAGCATTACAACGGGTAGCCAGCCGAGCGACCTGAACGCCCACGCAACCAGACCCACGAGACTCCCTTACGCTGCCTGTGGGAGGGCCAGCGGCGGGTTTTCATTGAGCCCGTTCCCGAGGGGGTCTCGTGATTGATTGATACAGAGGACTGTGATGGACGACGACGACAATAAACCTCTCTGGCATTGGGAGTACTTCTACTGCGAGATTACGATCCCCAACGACGTGGTCACTAGCCGTCAGTCGGAAGTAACCTGTCCCGAATGTCGGCAAAAACTCGAACAAGTTAAACGGAGACGAAGTGGCTGAACTCTCCGTAGCAATTCAGGCTGTCAGCCTTGCGTGCGCCGTAGCCGGGGCTGTCGTCAATCAGCGGACTCGTCCACATTTGAAACTGTACCTTTGGGTGGCCGCATACTCGTTAGTTAATTTTGCCGATATAATCAGGAAAATATGAGCAAACTCTCAATCTGTATCCCCTCCCGCAACGAACCCTACCTGAACCGTACCATCGAGGACATCTTCGCCAACGCGCGCGGAGAAGTCGAAGTGGTAGTTGCGCTCGACGGTTACTGGCCCGAGGGCTGGAAGGAGCTAACCGCTAAATACCCCAACCTCCACTCGGTCCACTCCGGCGAGCCCATCGGCATGCGCGGTGGGATTAACCGCGCAGTAGCCTCCGCCGCCAGTCGTGGCGCAAAGTACATCGCCAAGTTCGACGCCCACTGCTCCTTCGGTGAAGGGTTCGACGAGATTCTCAAAGCCGACCTCGCACCCGACTGGATCGTCGTGCCACGCCGCAAGCGCCTCAACCCCGAGACGTGGACACTGACCGATACCAATAAACCCGACGTTGACTACCATTATCTCAGCTTCCCCGACGACCCGAGCGACTTCGGTGGTAAGGGACTGAACGGCAAGATCTGGCCGGGGCGTGCAATTACCCGTGCGGAGCACGAGATCGACGAGGAAATGTCATCACAGGGTTCCGGCTGGGCCATGCACACGGACTATTTCTACCGGCTTGAGCTAATGGACGAGGCCAACTACGGGAAGTTCTGGAATGAGTTTCAGGAACTCGGGCTCAAGTGCTGGCTCTCCGGTGGGCGCGTCATGGTCAACAAGAAAACATGGTACTCCCACTGGCATAAAGGGAAATCAGGACGCGGCTACAAACTCCCCGAATCATGGCTCCAGCAAGGGGCGACCTTCACCCGTAACTGGATCTACAACGACGCATGGGCCAAACAAACCCTCCCCTTTAGCTGGCTCATCGAGCGCTTCTGGCCCGTGCCAAGCTGGCCGGAGAACTGGCAGGAGGTGTTGTATGCGGAGAGAAAGCCGAGGACGATAGTAGCAGTGACAGGTGCAACGCTTCAGGACATTGATGATCCCGATCAGGCCAAGCGAGATGAGGAGTTTCCGCCCTTGTTGTTAGGCAAGCCACTCGAAGCCGCCGCAAGCAGCGTGAAGGCGGATGATTATGCGCCAATGGATGGGCTGGTAATCCAGCACGCTTACTACGGCGTCAAGGACACCTCTGAACATATCGACGTAAGCGAACGTCTCACATCGATGGTAGTTAACGACTCTCTGGACATCGTGGTAAACAACTCTACGCTCGTCCCCGGCCAGAATCCGTATCGTGGCAAGAAGAAGACGTTGACGGTTTTCTATTACTACGGCGATGGGCCACTTCAGACTATCGAGAGAGATGAGAAGGAATGGTTGATTATTGGAGAAGCGCAGAGAACGGCTAAGCCGGATTTGAAGATTGTGTTCGATAACCCGATGAGCACGCAGGTTGAGGACTATATCAAAAACACGTCGGTGGAAGTTGGCGGCAAGCGATTCACGCCGTTTGAAGTAGTCCCCGCTCCCGTGAAATCCTATATAGAAACTGTCATGGAAGATAAGCCAACCCTGTACGTCCCTGACGGAGTTAACACGCTGGTACCAACCACTCCCGCCGCCCTCAACGACTACCTCATCCGCAAGTTCTCCATCAGCCCGCAACGCCTCCGTGGGCCAATGCCGATTGAACTGCGGGACTTCCATCGTAACGATCTAGCGCAAATGTTTGCTGAGTTGGGGTTCAAGCGCGGCGCGGAGATTGGCGTGGCGGAGGGTCGCTACTCCGAGGTGCTGCTCAAGGCCAACCCCGACTGCGAACTACTCCTCGTTGACCCGTGGCACCGTTATAGCGATAACCCGCAGGGAAAGTCAGCGGAAAAACACGAGTACGCGTATCAAGAGATGCTGAGGAAGACAAAGGGCTATCACGTGCGGATCGTAAAAGACTACTCAATGCACGCGGTGAGAGACGTGCCGCTTCAATTTCTGGACTGGGTTTATATCGACGCTCAGCATCAGTTCGACTACGTGGTTTCCGATCTGGTCGAATGGTCCAAGCGGGTGCGAAGTGGCGGGATAGTATCAGGGGATGACTACTATCAGCTAAGCGACAGGTGGGGAGCCGGACCAGTGGAGGCGGTACAGGCGTATACTAACGCTCATAAGATTTCGACGTGGTTTATTTGCGGGGCTCACAAATCGGTGGATTATTTCTGGGTCAAGCCGTGAACGACGATGAGGTGATCACCGACGTTCGGCTGTTTCACTGTATTGAGCAGTCGAAACTTGTCCTAACTCTCTGCATAGAAAAGCGACAAGGGGATATACGGCTGTACCACGCAGACTTTTCGCTTACGCTCTTGGAGGCGATGGTCTTGAAGGCTAGTATAGATCAAGCTGAACTAGACAAGCGGTAAATTATGCTACAATCCCCACCCGATGGCATCCCCCGCGTTCGATCTCTCGTTCATTATCCCCGCGCGCAATGAGTTCTTCCACGATCTCGATCTGCTCCACCACACTGTCAATAACGTCTTAGCGAACACCTCCGACCGCTCCCAGATCATCGTCATCCTCGACGGTTACGACTCCGGCTGGCCCCCGACGCCCTTACCAATCAACCCGCGCGTCACGGTCCTGCATCACGCCAAGTCCATCGGCCAACGTGCCGCGTGCAACGAAGGCGTGCGCGTGTCTAGCGCTAAGTGGATCTGTAAGCTGGACGCCCATTGCGCCGTTGGCCCACGGTTCGACGAACTGATGACGGCCCAGTGCGATTATCTGACCACGTTGATACCCGTCCAGTACAACCTCCACGCCTTCTCGTGGTGCTGCAAGCAGTGCAAGCACGAAACCTATCAAGGGCCAAAACCTGCGAAGTGCGCCAAGTGTGGCAGTCGCTACAGCAAGATTGCCATCAAGTGGCAACCGCGTGGCTGGAAGGAGCGGGACGGGGTCTGGGAGGGCAGGCCGAAGACGACGGCGTGGCGCTTCGATTCAGCTCTGCATTTCCAGTACTGGGGCGAACTTGGCAAGCGCTACCCGCCCGGCCAGCAACTAACCCCGACTCTCTCCTGTCTCGGCGCGTGCTGGATGCTGCAACGGGAAAGGTACTGGGAACTGGAAGGGATGGACGAGCAGCACGGTAGCTGGGGTCAGCAGGGGACTGAGTTAGCCTGCAAGTCGTGGCTTAGTGGCGGGCAGATGCTGGTTAACCACGATACCTGGTTTGCGCACTTGTTCCGCACGCAGCAGGGGTTTGGGTTTCCCTATGCCAACCCCGGTATCGAGAAGGCCCGTGCGCGCAGTAAGGAGATATGGTTGAACGGCAAGTGGCCCAAAGCCAAGTATCCGCTGAAGTGGCTGATTGACAAGTTTGCCCCAGTGCCTGACTGGTCCAATACGAAACCGAAGGGCGCGGCGATTTACTACACATGCGGTTCGCATGATCAAACGCTAGAACTCGCCGCTCGCAACAATCTGCGCCACTCCACCAACGGCCACGAACTCGGCTGTGTCGCGCTCCAGCGTACCGACTTTGGTGACTGGACAGTGGTGCTCAACAGGGAGAAGTCTGGGGCGACGATGCACTACCAGATTGTCGCTGGACTGGAGCGGTCTACCGCCGACTACGTGTTTCTGTGTGAGAGTGACGTGATGTATCACCCGTCACATTTTGAGTTCGTTCCACCTGACGACAACACTATCTACTACAACACCAACGTGTGGCGAGTGCGTTACGGCGACGGTCACGCGGTTCGTACCGCCAACCTCCAACAGGTCTCCGGTATCTGCGCCAACCGTGAACTGCTACTAGCCCACTACCGCAAACGAATCGCGTTCATCGAAGCCCACGGCGGCATCTTCGACACTCGCCGCATGGCCTACGAACCCGGTACGCGCGGCAAGTTTGGCGACGAGCAAATCGACAACTGGCAGTCGGCTTATCCGAACCTCGATATCACCGGGCATGGGCAGACGTTGACGACCCCGCACTTTTCCGTTGACAGTTTTCGTAATAAGAAACATGCTGAAGGCTGGCAGGAGACTGACGAGGCTCTGCCGGGATGGCCCAAAGTGGCAGGGCGAGTAAAGGAATGGTTGCACGGGCTTGCTACAGGAAGTGCTAATGAAGATGAGCGACCACGACTATCGGCGGTTGGTCAAGGAACTGAAAGACCCTGAACTAATCGCTGAAGTTTTGAAGTGGGTCGAGCAGGACTGGCCGGAAGCTCACCGAGACGCAGAATCCAATGGCTAACGAATGTCTCGCACAGTTTAACGAGCGCTCCACCGTAACCGTCACGGCTACCTTCATTGACGAGTCCGGTACCGAAGTTGAGCCCGACGCTGCTACTTATCGCATTGACGATGAAGCTTCCCGTACCAGTATCCAACCCGCTACCACCATCAGCCCGCTTGGCGAATCAGTTGACCTCGTCATCACCAGCGACCAGAACTTCATCGTCAAGTCACGCAACCAGTCGGAGATTCGCACGGTGACAGTGGAATGGGATTATACGTCGGACAATGGCCCGGCCCACGGCACGGCGCAGTATCGGTACAAGCTGGTTAATCTGTATGGCGTGGTGGATGTGGCCAGTGCGAGTGTTAGCCCATCAGCGAGTGCATCACCGTCGGCTTGATTATGATCACCTTAACCGAACTTGAAAGACGAGTGATAAGCGCCGCGATTTACGCGGTCTGTGGTTCGGGTAGCATTACAGCTCAGTGCCGTAGTGACGCGGCGGTGCTAGTGCTGGTTTGGGCGCGAGCTTCGGGTAAGACGCAGTTCGACGCTGACGACATAGACGCTAAAACCGAGCAGGCTTATCGGTACTTTGAGTTTGGTGATTCATTTGGCGAGCCGGAACCCGAGTGGGCTATCTGGGACGATCCAAGTCCGAGTGCCAGTACCAGTCCGAGTGCATAAAAGGAGATAGCAATGAATCCGTATTCAGGCGATATTGAACGATTTCCACGAGAGTTACTGAACAACATTCCCGTACGCGAGAGTCAGTTCCCGTTTAAGCAACCACCGCCACAGCAGGAAGTCCCCGAAGGCTGGCTGTCGCTGACAGAAGAAGAGGCTGCCGAGTTTGAGACGCTTCCTAAGCGAATGCGAATTGAGCGCTACATGAAATATCACCGTGCCGAGAAATGCGCGGCCTGCGGTGGCTTTGTCGGCAATCACAGCACGAATAAGTTTCTCAAGTGCGCGGCGGGTGAGCTAGCAAGGATCGACTTACTCCGATTGGAGAAGGAAGAAGTTACCGCGTAGTCAATGGGCAAACCTTTCCCATCATGGACCTACGATGACGCCGCCAACCGCATTGGCGCACGGTTCGCCCTCCCGACTGAGGGTACGCGAGACTTTCGCTTACCATCCATTCTCGAAGATCTCATCGGCGTCAGCGATCACCGCCCTGCTACTCGCCGTACGGAGACTGCGCTACGCGCGACAATGTTCTATCAGGCAGACCACTGGCAAGGCGGGACTGGGTTCATCGGTCAGTTACCGCCCGCTTCCCTCCCCGGTGCGGAATCAATGAAGAACGCGATTCGCAAAGCTTTCGTCTCGGAGAACGTGGTCAAAGAGGTAGTGAAAACCCACGTCGGCGGGATACTGGGCCGCGAACCTTCGTGGTCCTTCATGGTTACAGAAGGCGAGGAATCTCGTAACCAGTTCTCCAAAGAGACAGGTAATACGCTGACTCGCTGGTGGAATGATCGACTCGCGCTCAAGGATCTCCAGAAGGCCGCGCGTATCATGGTTTGCGAAGGGACGGTTGTGCGGCGGCTGGTGTTCCCGCGTGGGCGATTAGCAGGCGGGACTAAACCTAATGCTTCCACTCTACTTGCCGCTCTCGACTTCATCTTCTTCGAGACGGTGTACGCAGATCGCGGCATGGTCTACACCGACCCTGAGACGATGGCGGATGTTGGTATCTTCCTGTTTGATGAACTGGATGCGAACGGTGACGTGAAGACCAACTGTGCCGAACTCAGTTATCTCAACGATGACGGAGACACTGTTTGCAAGATTGTCCGCGACAAAGGCGCGCCAACTGAGTACCCACCCTATCCTCTCGGCGGTCGCCTACTCATCTACGAGATGACCCGAGACGCGCTAATCACCGAACAGATCCAGTCGAACCAGCGCGCGGTCAATCTGGCCCATACGCAGATGATCCGCAACGTCAACCTCGCAGGCCATCGCCAGCAGACGATTACCAACGCGGTTCCACCGGGGCCAACCAATGAGAAGCCGACGATCACCGAGGATACGACGAAGGTGGACGCGACTCCCGCTACTACTAGCCCTGTGACCAAAAAGTTTCCCGGCACGTTCAAAACAGGTGCAGGGGCAGTCAACTTCCTGATGGGTATGCCGATCTACAGCGAAGAGGGCATCGTCGTCGGCTACACCGACCCCGGCATCAACATCAGTGATCCAGTGTCGGTTGAAACCTTTGAGCGCACGATTGAGCGCGAGAAGGCGGCTATTTACGCACAGGCCCATCAGCGTCATGTGCTCATCGTTGACAAGGCCGACACCAGTGGACGTGCCCGTGAAGTAGCCCGGCGTGAGTACGAGCGCTCGCTGAAGGAGTCGAAGACTGAACTCGACGCCTGTGGTCGCTGGCAGTTGGAAACAACCTTGCGTCTCGGCGCGTTCATCATCGGCGAATCGTCCCGCTATCTTCCCCTCCGCGCCGACTTCAACACGCTAATTGACGCTGGAGCACCTGACCCTGAACAGCAGCAGATGGCCTTGCAGATGCGCCAACCGGGCGGCATGAAGAATCGTCCGTTGATTAGCGATGAGACTGCGCGGGCGCTTAGTGGCGTGGAGGATAACGCGGCTGAAGAAGCACGGATCGACAAAGAGGCAACGATGCCCGAGGCCGATCTACCCGAGAATCCGCAAGCTGTACCCGGCCAGCAAACGCCCAAACCTGCCAGCGAATCCGTTAATTAACCACTTATGACCACCCCTATCCCCTGCGACCGTGACGACTGCAAACTACCGTCTGCGCGAGTTCAAAACGGCGTACTCGTCATCGAATCCCGCCATCACGGCGAAGTCCACCGCTGCACAATATCGCTACACTGGCTAGAGAAACTATTGACTAACTGTGACAAACCTGTGTTAGAGTGTGCCGGAACGGTTTCAAGTCTACCTGACCGTTAGTTGACAATCTTCTCGCTGCTTCTCCTGTAAGCCCGCTATTGAGTGAGTCTTAGTACTCCTTCGATGGCGGGCTTTTTTACTTTTACGCAACGCAGAAAGCCAGAGGCTCAATGCTGAAAATCTACAACACGCTGGAAGATGTGCCAGAGGCAGATCGCCAGCATTACGTTAAATCGGACGGGAAGTACGTGCCCCAGCTTTCCGACGACCATCCCGTGCTCGTGCATAACAAGCAGCTGCTTTCCGAGAAAGCGACCGCAACGGCGCGAGTAAAGGAACTAGAGGCCGACGCGGCGGTTGCTTCCGAGAAGTCGATCCCCCGTGGTCACGTGGCGATAGCGAAGGCCGATGCCGATCTCCTCGGCAAGTACAAGGAGCACGGCACACCGGACGAAGTGGCAGTCAAAGTGACCGAACACGACACGATGAAGGCCGATCTCGACAAGCGTCAGCGTGACGACTCGCTACGGCAGGCGTCTAAGGCCCTCGGGTTCAACGGGGAGGCGTTTATCCGACTGCCCAACCTCCCTGAGTTCATCTCAAAACCCGGCAAGGACGGCAAGACCGTCGAGTGGTTTGCGCAGTTAAAGGACGACAAGGGCGTGATTACCGAGAAGCCTGCGAAAGAGTTTGTCGAGTCGTCCGCCGACATTACCCCGTTTTTACCGTCGCTGAAAGCAGCTACGAAACAAGTCGAGCTTCACGGCAGTCAACTCTCAACCGAACCATCATCCGGCGACCCCTTCGAATGGGCGCGTAACTTTGGCAAGAACTGGAATGAAAGCAGGCCCAGCACCGATGTCAAGGCTGCTTTTGGAATTGGCAACGCGGCGTCATAGGAGACTGAATCCATGCCTCTATCGATGAAGAAAACAGTTGGAACCAGCACCTATGGGCCAGTGTTTATTGGCGACGTGCTGGGTATGCAGCAGGTGGTGGTCGATATCAGCGAGCTAACCACCGCTGAAGTGGACGCCGACGGTTGGCTCAAACCCGGCGTGGCGTTCAAGAAAGACGGCACCGTGGCGGACGGTACGGGCGGTGAGTTTATCTACGCCGTCAACCCCGAGCCCCAAAACCTCCGTATGGCCGTCATCCCGCCAACCGACGCCACCCTCGCCGCCGACACTCGTCTCTACCCCCTCGGCATGGGCACGATTGGCGAAGTGAACCGCGACATTGCCGAGGACAACATGGGCCGTGCCTACAACTCCAACGAACTCGCGGCCTTCAACGCTGCCGGATCGATGATTCACCTAACCAACACATAAGGAGCGCTTGAGCGATGAGATCACTAATCCCCGTAGTTGAGGAGCTATCGCCTCCCTCTCTTACTGTGGTGGCACAGACCATTTCCGCCAACGACTCCGGTCGCCTGCGCTGGTCCACCTTCTTCCCCCGGCAGGACGTAGACTCGGTTGACCTGCGTGAAGTGACGACAATCGACTTCCGCCCCACCTCGGATCGACGTGAGTGGAACTCGCGCGGGCGACTCATCCCCGATAAGACCCCACCGACTCGTGAACTCTCGATCATTCCCGTCGAGGGCTACTACAAGTGGAACGAGTACGAGATGCAGAAGCTGGCCGAGCGGGCAGCGGCTAACTCAGAAGTCATCGACCAGATCATCGGGCGTTCCATCCCCGGCAAGGTGGCGCAGATCGTCGAAGCCAACTATCGCCGTATTGAAGTTGATGCTTTCACCGCATGGGCTACCGGCACCAACGTGGCAATGAACCCGCAGACAGGGCAGACCACGGCGTTCACCTTCGGCTTCCCGGCAGACCGTCTCACCACGGCAGGCACCGCATGGGACGACCCCGGCCAGAATGCCTACGATTTACTGATCTCCTTTATCGAAGATGCAATTGACAAGATTGGCCCGGTGGTCGGCGTGGTCCTACGTACCGCTCTCCATCGCGCCATCCACGCTGACGCCCCCAACGGCCCACTGGGCACAATCATCCCGCGTGGGCGTATCGCCGAGCAGGTCAGCGACGACCTCGGCATTCCCTTCAACTTCTTCCTGTTTGACGACACGCTGGAGGTGTTTACCGATGGCGGTATCACAACCACCCCGGCAAACGTCTGGCCTGCTGGCTACATTGCCGCAGTGCCATCAGGCGGGGTAGTTGGCCGCACGGCCTTTGCGCCAGTGAAGCGCGCAATGGAGATGGTGCGGTCGTTGCCAAAAGCTGGCATAGACCAGCGCGGGCAAACAGTCTACTACGACGAGTCGGTGATGGGACGTGATTTGACGGTTGAGGTCCAGGTTAACCCACTGACGATCCCGAACGAGCAGAAGCTTCGGGTCGAAAACACACTCGTCACATAGGAGTCGAATCGATGGCCAAGGACAATCGCGAAATAATCCACGGCATCCGCGTGATGGTAGCCCCGAGCGAGGGACGTAGAACGCCGCAGTCGAAAACCCTCGCCTCCGGCATGGAAGACGAGCTCGCCAACGCCTTCACGCAGAAGGAGCTGGACGCGATGAAAGAGCGGGGCGACATTACCGGCAACTGGAAGTCCACCAAAGGCAAGTTCACGGCTAAGGAAACTTAACGAGCTACGCACGGCTAACGCCGGAGATCCCAGTGGTCAGGAGAGCTTATGTGGTTTCAAAAGATTAACAACCGCCTCATGCGCACTTATTCGAACAACGGGCGCACCTATGGGGCGATTGCGTTTGGACGAGACTCAGCAGGGAAGTATGTGGTCGTGGGTTGTGAGACTGATCTTGTAGTCGACTCATTGTTTACGAATGGCTCAGCAAGTGGCTATGGCAAGGGCTCCATCTGTATGCGTATCGCAGGTGGGATGAGCGTGGTTGACGCAGACGGCCTGTGGCAGACGGTCACGTTGACGACGGTGAGCCAGTCGGTTTCTCCAAGCCACTCGGTTTCGCCTAGTTCGTCAGCTTCAGCCAGTGCCAGCTCGTCGGCTTCGTTATCGCAGTCGCCGAGTGCGTCGGCGTCGCGAAGTGTTTCGCCCAGCGCATCGGCCAGTCCGTCGGCGTGATGAGTTATGCCAAGCCCTACTCCGACAGACGAGGATATCGACTTCGTACGCGAGGTCGCAGGTGAGGGCAGTTTTGAATTCGTCGCCACGCTCATTGACAACTTGAACGACGCGCAGTGGTCCCGAGCGTTGGACTTCGTTACCGCTTGGAACAACTACGAACCCGGTAGTGTGATGGAGTTGGTGAATGGTGGCAGAGAGGGTGTGAACGAGAAGGATCAGGACGCGCTGATGGATATTCGACGAAGGTTGCGACTCCTGCTGGGCCTGCTCGAGTTCAGAGATGGAGACGCTAGCTTCTTCCGCTCAACTTCAGTGCCGGTGCTATGGGTATTTTAACCAATGGACCGATCAACACGTATCGCCCGAGCAATAGCCCGCGCACACGACCGACTGCGACCGATCTTTGTGCAGGAACAATGCGTGAAGCTGCTGGCAGGAGACCAGAACAACTGGGGCGAGCCGATTGCGAGCTACGACTCCCACTGGTATCTCGACAAGCACGAGTATTTAGATGTCGCGGCGGGCAAGCGTTACAAGCGGCTGCTGATCGACGACGTGGAGGGATGCAGGTTGGCTAAATTGAAAGCAATGACAGCGGTGCAGATTGGCGATGACATCTACACCTTTCACGGCAAGGATTCATTCGTTGGCGCGGTGCCGAATTACGAGTTTAAGGTGGTCCATGCGGGAGTGAGGATTTAGATGGGCGAGTTAGTCACAATCGAACTTGGCTCAATCTTCCATAACTTCCGCTCGCGAGTGGAAGGGTTGCGCGACAGTGTCACCGCAGCCGGTGGCAAGATTCTCCGCACCGAGGAAGAGTCCAGTATCCGCCTCCGCTGGTACGACCGAGGGGTGACGTTGCGCTCGCTACAGGAGCAGACCACCACCGAGGGAGAGGCGCGTATCTACCGCCTGTTTCCCACCGCCACCAGCAAAGGCGGTGCTCCTTATCCGCTGTTTGGTGAGTACGGTACGGGACGCGAAGGGGCGCGGACAGGTGGACCACCTCCAGCGAGCTATCGGTACGGCGATTCAAAGGGCATGCGAGCACGGCGCTACGGTCGCATTGCGGTGACGCAGGCGAGGCCGAAGGTGATGGCGAAGGCTGGCGAACTAATACGGAACTTTACGGTGAATTGAGATGAACTACTGGGAACGTTCAGACAGGCGTGCAATAGCGCGAGTAAAGGAGTCCGAGGACATGCTTTACCTCCCTGACTATCTTGACGCTGAGGGCCTACAGGTGTGGTACGGCGACATTCACCGCTGCGTGGTGGACGGTATTCTTGAATACGTTGGCTATTAAATGTGCCAGTTCCAACCGCAAACCAGATTAAGACGCAGTTGAAAACCTTGCTGACCCCCGTTATCGGCACGGCGCAGACGAAGAAGGTAAAGATCTTTGACTACTTGGCACTGGCGTTCAAATCGGAAGAGGGGACGGAGGTAGCAATTCTGCGCTCACCTCTCGATGTAGCCACTCTTTCCGGCGGCGGCACCGTCCAGCGTGTGAATTGCTTAATGATTAGCGAAGCATCGTTCACGCAGGCGAAGGTTCCCGCCAAAGAGGACTACACGCGACTGATTACCACTCCGCGTGGCAAGAACACCATCAGTCGCCAGTTTCGCCTGACCTACTTCTACCAGTTTGGCGACTCCAGTGAGAACACGTTCTCTACGAACGTCGAGCTAATCAGGACGACCCTGAATAACGTTCCTAAACTTGGATTCACGGTACCGGGAACAGGCGAGTGGGTAGAAGGACATGACGAGTTGCAGATGCAGGCAATGGACCCTGACAACTTTGGTACAACGGTGGTGCATGTGGGATTTGGGTTACTAATGGTGAGACTAATTGAGGCACTGGGATGAAATTATCAGAAGCAATACGTGAAGGCTCCAAGCTCCGGCCCCGAGTCGGCGTGCTGGGCGAGAGATTCTCCCACGTCGAAGGGCGTGGGCTATGCTCTGACATTTGGGGCGCAGCGGTGGAAGCCGTTCAGCCAGCGGTGGCAAACTTCAACTGGAACAAATCCAACACCGATGCTTTTCAACGTTCGATGGATGCGTTTCGCGCTATCCAGCTTCAGTATTTCGCACCCTACTTCCAGATGCCCTTGCACTGTCCCGGCCTACGTCAAAACGTGATGAAGGTGGGCGGGCGGCTAATCAACCGCTTTGGCAAAGAGCCGGAACTGAAGACCTACGACAGCTACGCGCGTATTGAGAACTTCGGCGGTATCACCAGCGAGTGCCCAAAGGTGGAGCATCTTGCGGGTATGGTGGACCACTTGTATCACAAGCATCGTGTTCTAGCAGAGAAGATCGCCAACTGTGTCGAGGAGTATGAAAACGCCTGCGAGCAGGGGGCACGACAAATCGCAATCAATCGTAATTTCACGCATTACGCAGCCAATTGGAGGTAACTTATGGGACTCTGGTCAGGACAAGGCCCGGTATTCTGGGCCAATCGAGACGCGAACGGCGATCCAATCGCTCCTTTCACGTGGTTTGGTAATGCGCCCACGTTCGAGTTCGGCATGGCCGTGGAGGAACTGACGCACAAAGAGTCGTACTCCGGCCTGCGCGCTATTGACGCGCGCATCGATACCGAACTGAACTCCAGTGTCAATCTCACGGTTGACGACTTCAAGGAAACGAATCTGGAGTTGGCTGCCCGTGGTGAGGCTTCAACTCTGGCTGGTGGAGTAGTTACAGCCGAAGTGGTACTCAGTGGCGCGCCTGCACTTAACACGCTTTACGCAGTTAAGGGCGCGACCGGGCGTGTGACCGGATTCACGCTCACCGACAACGGTTCTCCGATCACGTCAACCAAGTACTCGTGGGACGCGTCAGGCGTGTTCCAGTTCAACGACATCGCAGGCATGACCGGGCCAATTGCTGCCACTTACACTAACGCGGCCTCGCGCCAGCTAGGTGTATTCAAGCGCGCCGCGCCTGAAATCTGGGTGCGGATGATTGGTAAGAACACGGCAGTAAACTCCGGTGTGGACTTCGAGCGGCTGATTGTTGATGCGTTCAAGGTACGGCTGAGTCCTGCCGAGACGATCAGCCTCATCAGCGACGAGTTCAATACGCTGGCGTTTACAGGTTCGGCGCTGGCTGATACTACTCGTGCGCAGTCCGACCCCGAAGGCCAATTCGCACGGTTCATCTACCTCGACCCCGGTTCCGCTGTAGCGTCAGCCTCGGTGAGCCCGTCGGTGTCGCCATCGGCTTCAGCGAGTCCGTCAGCCTAGTGGGAGGATTAACGTGAGCGACAATCAACAGGATCAACTCCCCGACATCGTCAACTCCCCCGTCAAGGTGAAGGCGTTTGGCCGCGAGCACGAGGTCAGGCGCTTTCCCCTCGGCAAGATGCAGCGGGCGTTGGAGCACATTGCCCCGTTGGGATACCTCATGCGCTCGGCAACTCAATCCGACGTGGCTGACATTCTCGTCAATGCGCTTGCCCTCGGTGGCCCACCGGCCATCGGCTTGCTCTCGGTCCAGACCAACGAACCGCCCGAGTGGCTGGAGGACAAAGATCCAATCGAAGCCCTTGAACTCCTTGCCGCCATCGTCGAGGTGAATGCCCGCTATTTTTTCGCTTCGGGGAACGTCGAGCGGTTGAAGAAGGCGGGCGCGCGCATTCAAAAAGTCATCGAGACATTTGGTGGAGCTACGTCAGTGAACTCGTCGAACACCGCCACGCCTATCGGGACATAGTCCACGAGTACACGATAGACCACGTCGAGCGCTTCCTGTTCGAGGTTCGCGTGCAGGGGTTACGTGATCGGATCGTGGAAATCCACAACTACCGCGTCGCCCAGATTGCCGATGGGCGCAAATTCCAGACACAGGTCAATAAACTTGTCTTTGCGCTGAACCAGCTATTGCGCCGAGGTGTGCGTAACCTCCTTACCCCGCAAGAGCAGGCGCTGTTCGACAGGCAGCAACACGTCGGGTTTGCGGAATTGAGCGAAGGAGAGAAACAGAAGCTCAACAGTGAGATTGATTCCATGTGGGGCCAGATTCCGGCGCATCTGCAACAGAAGGCGCGGACTCTGGCAGGTGCGAACTAGATGGCTGACGGAACCAAATTAATCATTGAACTGCAAACCATCCTGCGCGGGTTGAACCAAACCCTGCGCGGGCTGGACCAGATCAAAAAGAAGCTGGATTCGGTTGCGGCAATCAAGGTTGGCGTTCAGCCTACTCAAAATACCAGCAAGGCCACAATTGCTGCGCAGAAACTGTCTCAGCAGCAGGAAAAGCTGGGTGTACAGGCGCGGGAACTAGCTAACCGTCAAGAAAGGGCACGTCAAGTCACCGAGAGACTGGCTCTTTCGCAGCAGCGGCTTAGCACTGCCCAGCAACGCACAGCGCGAACTACCGGAGCACAGGCCGACGCGCACGTGCGCGCGTTCAGGGCTATTCAGAAGGGGATCGATACCGCCGATGGTCACGTTAAGGCATTTCGGGCAAGTGAAGCCGCGCTGGCCCGAGCGCCGCAACTGGACGCTCACGTGCGCGCGTTTCGTGCGGCCGAAGCGGCCACGGAGGCGTTTAATAAAAAGGTTGCAGGCTTAGGCAACTCGCTCCGCAGCATCGGTCAGGGACTATCAACTGTGGGTGCAACGTTGAGCGCGACGCTAACCCTGCCGCTTGTTGCTGCTGGGGCCGCGTCGGTCAACGCGGCGGTCCAACTCGACTCGTTGAAACGCGGCCTCACGGCCATCGTCGGGTCGTCAGTGGAGGCAAATCGCCAGCTTGAACGGTTGACGCAAATCGCCAAACTCCCCGGCATCGGGTTTGAAGAAGCGATTCAAGGGTCGATTAGGTTGCAGGCAGTGGGGTTCAGCGCCCTTGAGGCCGAGCGATCTCTGCGCCAGTTCAGCAACGCGATTGCGCTGACAGGTGGAGGACGCGATGAACTTGCCCGCGTAACTGTCCAACTGGGCCAACTCGCCGCAAAGGGCAAGGTGCTGAGTCAGGATCTCCGGCCTATCATCGAAGCGGCCCCTGCCGTGGGTCGCGCGCTACTGCAAGCGTTCGGTACAGTGAACGCTGCTGACATTCAGGAACTCGGACTCTCGTCGAAGGAGTTTCTCGGCATTCTGGTTGGTGAGCTTGAGCGCCTTCCGCGCGCCGCTGCTGGCGCAAAGAACTCGTTTGAAAACTTCCGTGACGAAGTGTTTCGTGCGGCAGCGACGGTAGGCGAGGCGCTACTGCCCGCGCTTACTCGGCTAGTGGAGGTAGTTGGACCAGTTATCACAACCCTTGCCAACGCCTTCGGTAAACTCCCTACCGCCGTGCAGGTTGTTGTCATCGGTTTCGGCGCACTACTAGCAGCACTTGGCCCGCTAGCGTTTATTACGGGTCAGTTAGCCACTGGATTCGGACGCCTGCTGGTTGGATTCGCTCAGCTCAACGCCATCGGCATCCTGCCCACGATTCGCAATCTTCGCGCCCTCGTGGCCGGAACCCTCACCGCCGCGCAGGCCAATCGAACCCTCGCCGCCACTACTGCTCTCGTCACTGGCGCAGTTGGGCTTATCGCCGCCGCGATCACGCTCGCTGTCGGTATCTATGCTGGCTATAAAGCCACGCAGAAGGATTCGGTACGACTCAGTCGTGAACAAGCCGACGCGCTCACTGATCAAATCAACGGGCTCAAGAAGCAGTCAGAGTTTCTCGGCACGCTGGAGAGTGGAACGAAGCGCACTGCCGACGAACAGGATCGCCTGCTGGAGATTTACGAGAGCCTCAACCGCACGGCGAAGGTGCGTGTTACGGGGATTAAAGACGAAGAGGAACGACTAGCTGCCCTGCGAGAGGAAATCGCCCGAGTTGTTGCCCTTCGTGAACAGGAACGCATCCAGCAAGCCGCGTCCGTGACCGCCGAGCTTGCCAATAATCTACTCAAGGTCAAAGCCAACGAAGAAGAACGAGATGCGATTGCGGGGCGCATCCAAGCGAACAATGAACTGGTCCAGACACTGGAAAAAGAACAGGTAATCAGCGCCGCATCCACTCGCGCGCTGGCTGAACGCAGTATCACCGCCAGTACGGTCCAGTCAGCAATCGGGGCCCTTAAGACTGAGTCGGAGAACCTGTCGGAGTCTCAGGATGAGTTGATCGCTTCCAGCAAGGAACTGACTGCGCTTACGAAAGACGAAGTTGAGATAGTTCGCGCGCTTGAGCGGCAGACCGGGCTCACCGCACGCCAACTACTCCTCGCCGCGCAAAGTTCAGGTAAGTTCCGAGGTGATATCGCAACCATCATCCCGATACTGGAGCGCTACGTTGAGCAGACCGACGCGGCCACTAAAGCTACTGACCGACTGAACAAATCGCTGAGCGAGAATGCAGCCAAGCTGAACGAGGCAGGTCAGCGTGCGGACGATGCCGCGAAAGCGCGCCAGACGATTATCTCGTCAGCGGCAGCAGTCGCCCGTGAAACCAGCCTCAACTTTGACGGAGCGCTGAAATCCCTGCGTCAGATGGTCAACGCTGTCCCTGAACTGGCGGCATCGCTGAAACGTGAGAGTGAGCTGACGGGTAAGACGCTGAATGAGCTATTACAGGAGGCGCTGGAAGGATCGTTTAGAGGCCGCGAGAAGGACAAGTCAGGTACCGCGCTCCGCAACGCACAGGAACAACTCAATGACGCCCTCGCTCGTGTCCAACAATCAGCCAACGACCGGACCATCGCCGAGGAGCAGGCGAAGAACGACCAACTGCTTCGTATTAACGAGCTGCGGTTTAACCGCGAGTTAACCAGTTTCAAGCAGTTCGTCGTTGAACGCGCACGGTTGCAACGGCAACAGGTTCAAGGTGAGATAGATCGCCAGCAGGAGATTGCGCGGTTAGCTGACGAGGAGGCGCGACGACAGCGGGAACGGGCAGGTGTTACTACCGGCGCGGAGCGAATCAAAGCGCAGGCCGGTGAGCAAAAGGCGCTGGCCGAGCGAACGCAAGCCGAGACGAAGATTCTGGAACTCCAGTCACGCCAGCGTCAGGTGTTTGCCGACACGGCGCGCGACTTGGATCAATTCACCGAGGAGCGCCAACAGAGTTTCCGTGAACTGAACCGCGAACTGGACGAGATCATCGGTAAGGAAGGGCGCGCGGCAGAGGCGGCGATTGATGAGCGCTTTGCCAGCCAGCTACGTGAGCTACGCAATGAACTGAAGCTAGCCGGACAGGACTTAATCGGCGCGCAGGCTGCGGGGAGTCGTGCAGGACAGGCGGCGGCTGCGGCTACGTTGGGCCAGCTTAGAAACCAGATTGCCTCAATCGAGAACCACAAACGGCTGCTCAGGGCTGTCGGAGAAGTAGCGGAGGCGCAGGAGGAGATCCGTCGGGCCGAGGAGGCACAGAGGAACCTTGAGGAGCAGTTGACATCTCAGGTTGAGTTTCGCGGGCTGGCTGAAGAGGACGCGATTCGCAAACGGCTGGAAGGTGAGCAGAAGGTTCGCGCGGTTGTCGAGCAGCAGCAGGTGCGACTGGAGATTCTTGCAGCGACACTGAAAGCGGCAGGGCTGGAAATCCCACTGGCACTGGCCGAAGCTGTCGAGCGGCTGAAGGCAGCTATAGGCGGGCTGGGCGAACTGTCACTTGGCGAGCAGTTCCGACTAGTCCAGAAGGAATTCGACCGCCTCAACGAGGAGCGACTTCGCAAGATTGCCGACATCGAGCGAGCGATCCGAGAGCGCGACATTGCCGAGATTGAAGGACTGTTGATTATTCGCCGTATCAACGGCCAGTACGCGGCTGATCTTGAACAGCAACTGGTCCTATTGAAACAGATCGCCGCCCAGTCCAACGACGCGAACCTTATTCGACAGGCTCAATCAGCGGAAGACACGGTTAAAGATGCGAACTCACAACTGGCTGACTTCAACCACCAGCTCCGCTCAGCCTCCATCGACGCGCTACGGGAAGGGTTCACTAACTTCTTTGCGTCAATCACTGACCGCACCAAAACCGCAAAGGAGAAACTGCTCGACCTCGTTAACTCCGTTACTGAACGTATCCAGCAGGTGATCGCAGAGAACCTGTCGGAGAAGTTGATCCAGTCGTTGTTTGGTGACGGGACCGAGAAGGGCGGGATACTGGCGTCGATTGGGCGACTGTTCGGATTAGGCGGTGGAGGTGGGATAGGTTCCGCAGGCGGGCTAGGCGAAGCTGCCGGTGCAGCGCAAACCGCTCAAGCCACCGCTGCCGCAACTGCACTCACCGCTGGGGCGACTGCCGCTTCTGCCGCGCTTGTGACAGGTGGAGTCACCGCCGGTACCGCACTTGTGACCTCCGCGACCGCCGCCGCCGCGTCAATCGTGGCTGCTGGGGTGGCATTTGCCGCCACAGTGGCAGCGGCTAGCGCGGCGTCAGGAGTAAGTCAGGGGCTGGGCGGACTAGGAGCTGGACTGGGCGCAGCAACTGGACTGTTTCCCGCTGTTCCCGGCGGAGTGGTACGGGTTGTTGAAGGCGGATTCCCTGAAGCGGTACTGACCACCGATCCGAAACACGCGGTGCGACAGGTGGCTATCTTGCGCGAGTTTCTACGTCACACACGAGGGCTGGGCGGCAGGGTTCGCGGACTAGCAGCGGGTGGTTTTGCGATGCCGGAACTGGCGTTGAACGTACAGGGGATGGCGTTGGCAACTGGAGGATTAGGAGCGATGGAGATCTCAGGAGCGCCTACTGTCAACGTCCGCAACATCAACCAGATCAACCGCGGCGAGATAGTGCGTGGGTATCTGCGCTCAGCCGAGGGTGTTACTGACATCCTTAACGTCATTTCAGAGAACGCGCCGGATATTGGGCGGCGGATAGGAGTGAAATAATGGACGCTGCTACTGCACTGAATCGTCTACGTGAACTGTTTCCGGTTACAGACGATTACGACACTGAATTAATTATGTTTACTAACGGCGACGTTGAGATCGAGGTGTTCTACACCGTGGAAGGCGCTCGCAGAAGAGGCGAGGACTGCCAGAATGTTACACGAGTTGAAGGAAACTCGATTGACGAATGTATGAGCCAAGTTGAACGGTGGGTTTTGGGGGAGCGTTAAATGGCCGGAGGAGCAACAGCGCTCGGCGCACAAATCATTCTCAACTACTTCCTGCGCGGAGTAGCGCCGTCAATTCCGTCCACGGTGTACATGCGGCTGCTTACCACGCCTTCGACTAAGACGAGTAGCGGGAACGAGACAGTTTACGGATCATACGCCCGACTGGCGATGGTGCGCGGGGTGCTGCTGTTTACTAACCCACTACTGACCAGTCAGAGCACCAACGTCAGTCCGATCATCTACCCTGCGCCGTCGAGCCTGGATGACGACCTCGTAGCATGGGACTGGGTAAACACGGCCAGCGGTGCATTTACTGAGACTTACCTATTCGGCGCGATTCGACCATCGCGATCCATCGTCGTAGGAACCAAGCCGCTGAAGTTTCCCTCGGGAGTGATGGTGGTCACTGCATGAAAATCATCGCAAATCTTGACGGTTGGCCTTCTCGGTTAACTTTTATACCAGAGAACGATGACGACAGGGCTTTCAATGCGTTACTTAGGGACAGGTTTCACCCCGAATACATTGAGGTTCAGTTTGAAGAATACGACGACAAACAGGAACACGGTGAAGGCGTTCTGAGCATTGAAGAAGTCTGTAACTACACATGAGTGATCAATTCTTCATCTATCTCTTTGCCGACTTCGCCCGCCAGTACCCACTCAGCGGCGTGGCCCACCGAGTCGTGTTTGACAACGTCGAATACCTACCCTCCACCAGTATCTCCCACACGCCGCCCACTTACTCCAGCGATCCGTCACAGGCGCGAGTGACAGTGCGACTACGCGACAACCTCGATGTGGCAATCAACTACATCTCGCACCCGCCGCCGAGTGAGACGAGCTTACGAATCTTCGAGGTACTCGCCACTGAGGTTGACGGTAATCGTCTCATCGCCACTGAAACCCGCGCCCACTGGGCCGGGAAGATTGTCCGCGTCGCGTGGCGAGACTCCTTTCGCGCCGTGGAGATCATGTGTAAGACGCGACAGGAGATTCATTTTACCCGGGAAGCGAATACCGAATCACTCAACCCGCTGTGCAGGTTCCACCACGGTGACGGGCGGTGTCCGGTGAACATTGAAGACTTCAAAGAGACAGTGACAGTAGTGGACATCAGTGCTGACATTAGCGAGCCAACGATAGAAGTGAGTGGGTTGACCCAGTCCGACACTTACTACAAGGCAGGGATGATTCGACTAGCCGACGGCGACATGCGAACCGTGGATCTCGCAGTCACGGACAGTGGCAACAAAGTCCTCACCATCAGTCGCGCGTTCCCGTCAACCTCGGTGCAAATCGGCGATACCGTTGACGTATTCGCTGGCGACGATCTCACACAGGAGACGTGCAGCGTGGTGTTTGCCGCCGCGACTGGTAGTGGCCTCGCGTGGGGTGGATGGAAGCTGACGCCGAACCGTGATTATCAGAAGGACGGGATTCGATGAGCGTCCAGTTCGCGCTGATTGCGGCGCAAATGTACTTGTCGATCATCACGCAGAAGCGTCCGAAGAAGATGACGTTTCAGGATCTCCTTGACTCTAACAAAGGCGACGAAACCCGGCCCATCCCCTACATCCGGGGCCGCTGGAAAACCAAGCCGCAACGCATCTGGCTAGGCGACTTTTCCGCTCGTGCGGTAGAGCGCGACTCCGTCTGGACGGATTACGTGTTCTTTGGCCCGGTGCTCGCCACCCTACTCGACACCATCACCGTCGGTTATCGCTACTACGTCGGCCAGGGGTTCGCGCTGACCTGGGGGCCGATCAATCGTGTGCATCAGGTTTACGTGCAGGATTTGCCGTGTGCGGTTGCGCCAACGGTGGACAACGCGGGCGGGTCGTTGTTACTGGATGACCCCAGCCTGTTCGGTGGCGATCAACCTCCCGGTGGTGGGGGTGTTTATGGTGTGTGCGATGTGATCGCAGGCAACTACACCCAAGGGCGCAACGCCTATCTCGCCTCAGTGGAGGGTAACGTGCCTGCGCTGCATGGCGTGGCGGCGTTGATCATCCGTGGTCGCAGCGGGTTTACTGAGTCGGGCTACTTTGCCGCGAACGCGCTGGAACTCCGCGAGTGGCAAGTGGAGCTAATGGCGTGGCCCGACGTACTGAACACAGGCGACGCGCAGCTCCCCGACCAGTCCTACAACCGTATCCACTCCATGTACGAGTGGGCCACGGCGGCAGACTACGGGGCCGAGTACCCGGCTGCAAATATCCACCTGCCCAGCTGGCGGGCAGCGGCAGCGACTTGCTACGACGACGGTCTAGGGTTCTCAGGTGAGATTAACACTGGCGGGAATGTCGGCGAAGTGTTTGATCAGTTGCGGGCGTCAGTGGACGCCGAGGTCTACGAGCACCCGCGTGACGGGTTGAAGATTAAACTCATCCGCAAGGACTACTCGCTACCTACCGTCAAGGTATTAGACGAGTCCAACGTCAGTACCGTGGACGAGTACACCCCCGGCGACAACGCCGACACCTTTAACCGCGTGACGCTCAACTACATCAACGCGGCAAACAACTATCAGCCCCGGCCAGCGGTCTATGAAGACCCGGCTAATTTCCACTTACAGCGACGGGTGAGTAGTCGCGAGCTAAGCTATCCCGGTGTCGCGTCGCCCACTTTGGCCCAGAAGCTCGTCACCCGCGATGGCCGCGCGCTGGCTCAGCCCTTCCCGCCGCTGAACCTGACCGCCAACGACGATGGCGAAGAACTATGGCCCGGCGAGGTCTACCACTTCCAGTGGCGTGATCCATTAGTCCGCAAGGTGTTTCGGGTTCACTCGCGCACACCGGGGGTGAGCTATGACGGTGAGCGGAACTTTAAGCTGACCTCCACCGAAGACCAGTACAGCATCGGCATGTCGGTGTTCGGCGCACCAGCGGGCACCGATGCGACCAATCCGGCTGACATCTGGGCCACCGCGCCACCATCGGCAGCATGGGACAGTGTGGCAATCCCCGCCAACGGCCTGCGCATGGACATCACCACCGGGCTGTCCGGTGAACTGGAGAGCTTCATCACTGGAGCAATTGAGTTTGGAGTCTACGGCGGTGGGCAGTACGCGCGCATCTACCTGACCTACACGCCTGTCGGTGGGCCAGCGGGCACACAAACCCTCACGCCACTGAAACTCTCACCCGACACTGACAACAAGGCGCAGTTTACCTGGCCCTCGCTGACAGCGGGCACTTATGAGTTCTGCGTGCAGACCTACTCGCTCACCGGAGCGACGAACGGGGTGAAGGTGTGTGCCGACACGGTAGCGGCGAGTTTTAGTGTTTCGCCCAGCGCGTCGGAGAGTCCCAGCGACAGCGCAAGTCCCTCGCCCAGTTCATCCGAGTCGCCGTCAGCGAGTGCGAGCACTAGCCCGTCATCTTCCACGTCGCCTTCGCTAAGTCCGTCAGCGTCAGTCAGCGCGTCGCAGTCTCCATCGTCGTCGGCCTCACCAAGTTCATCGCAGTCGCCCAGTGCCAGTGTTTCGCCGAGTAGTAGCACCAGCCCGTCGTCCAGTATCAGCGCGTCGGTTAGTCCGTCTTCTAGCGTCTCGCCCAGTCCTGCGCCGATTCCCGCAGTACTGGAGCTACGGGCGGATGCTGGGCTAAGCGGGTTAAGCGACGGCGATCCAATCACCACATGGCTAGACCAAAGCGGTAACGCGCGTCACGGTACGGGCGTAGCTGATGGCGGGGTTTCTAAACCGATTTTTAAACAGACAGGTGGCCCCGGTGGGCGACCATGTGTGCAATTCTTGGGTGATACACTGAATGCTTTCAACCGCACTGGATTTAGCTTGGCGTCAAGTATCCCGGTATCGAACTATACGATCCTTGCGGTGGTTAAGGCCGCGTCGGGATCATCTCCATATACGATCACTGGTGGTGGGGGAGGCTGTTTTCAGTATCGAATCGATCCACTAAAACAGAATGCGGTTAGAGAGAATCAAGCGAATCTCGGCTCAAGCTCAACAGATCTCTCTACGGCGGTATTTCAATTCATTGCTGTCACCTACGACGGTACGACTTTGCAGTTCTATCTTAGCGGTGTCGGCGACGGTACGGTGACTATCGCTAGTACGCAAACCAATCCCATCTCGAATGTCTTCGGTTGGAACGGGGCAAGCTTCTCGGATCGAGAGGAATACATCGGCGACGCCTGTATGATTAAAATCTGCGATTTCATACTGAACCCAACTGAACTGGTAAGCGAACGGGCTGACGTGCTCGCTGACTGGGGTGTATGAGTCTAATTTACCAGACAACCCGACTGAGCTTTAACCCTGCCCTCTACTACCGTACCGACATGGTTGGCCCAGCGGCAAACGGCGACGTAATCCCCGACCTGTCCGGCAACAGCCTCCACGGTACGCTGGGACTGGCGGTCGGCACAGCAGGTGGGCCGGGAGTGTCGCCGGGTGATGGAATTGTAGCGTTCCAACTCCCCTACGGCCACCCGTCGCCAATTGAAACCGACGACGCCAGCCGCGAATTCTGCGGGCATAACTTCAACGGTGGGCCGGATACTGAGACTTCGCGTATCTACCGGGCGAGTGATCCATTGATTGAGCCTTCGGGTGATTTCACCGCCGACGCGTGGATTCGCCCTTCCCGCTCCGACATGGGCCTCGCCTTCAACGGCACCACTGGGCAGCAGTTAGTGTTTAAGGTCAACTCCTGCGGTATCTACGTTGACACCTTCACCCACCTTGCCGGGTTCTGCTTCGACTCCGCAGGCGGGTTCTGGAAGGTGGTGTGCCCGGAGAGTTTTGTCGTAGGCCAATCCTACTACGTAGCAGTGGTGAGGTTTGGTAACGCACTGGCACTCTACGTCAACGCGCAACTCCGCGCCCTGACCACCATCACCTCCGGCCTACCTACTCGTGACACTGGGGAAGAGTTTCGTGTCCACCCGCAGCAGATCACCCCAGCCGACTGTCGCTATGACGAGGTGGCGTTTCAGCTCAACGCGCTCTCCGGGGCTGACATCCTGACGATCTACGAAGCCGCGTTACTGGAGTTGACCATGCGCGGCGAGTCAAACATCCGCACGACGGCGGTGATTAACGGCACCGATGAGCCTGACCCGGCAGCTTACCCGATTCGGCACAACTGGGATAGACCTGTGGTTGAGCGGTTCAGGTGGCGTACGTCGGTGTTTAAGCCAGTGGACGGGAGTACCGGGTTACGTCGTCAACGCTCCGCTCCACGGCGACAGGTGGAATACACCCACCTGCTCTACAGCGAGAGGTTACGGCAGCAGTTTGAAGCGCGGAGTTTCGCAGGTCGCACGGCCATCGTGCAGTTTGAGCCCGACAAGGTGCGGCTATCATCGCTTAAC